CCAGGGATTTCGAACACAGTATCAAAATTATAACCAAATTTATCCTCAATATGTCTTATTCTGCGGTCATATGCACTAGATACAATTTGAGATGTATTTGTTAAATTTGCAATTTCAACAGTAGTTAATGCTGGAATGAAATGCTTAAAAATTTTGCCTCCAACTTTATAGTGAAAGTAATAGCCTTTTGTTTTATTATTTTTTATTAACATGATTTTACATTTTTATATAAATATTAAATAAATTGTTTTTTTATCTTTATTTAAATTATTTATAAAGAAAATAAAAGCAATTGAAATATTTAAGTGGCAATTATTGTAACTGTATTGTTGCCAGTTAATGACATTATACTAGAATTCCCGCTAGCAAGAAGAATTTGCGGTATTGTTAATGTTATTATATTACCTGATATATTATAAAAAACATTAGTTCCCATTGTTGTTACTGATGACAATGATATATTTGTTAATGCAGTACAATCGCCAAATGCAAAATTTCCAATTACTGTTGCTGATGGAAATGATATATTGGTCAAAGATGTACACCCATTAAATGCCTGAATATCTATTGATGTAACATTTTGCAATGATACATTATTTAAAGATGAGCAATTAAAGAAGGCGCTATTTCCAATTGTTGTTGTTTTTGGAATAGTCATAGTTGACAAATTTGTACATCCCAAAAATGCATTTTGCCCGATAGTTTCTACTAATGGAAAAAATATGTTAGTCAAAGATGCACAATTATAAAACATATTATCTTCAACTCTTGTTATAAGTGGAAACGATACAGCTGACAAAGAGATACAATTAGTAAATTGGCTTGTAGTTGATGCCGTTACCATTGGAAATAATGCCGTAACCAAAGATGCACATCCCTGAAATGATGCTCCACCAATTGTTATTACTGATTGAGATGCTACATTTTTTAATGAAGTACAGCTGTTAAATGAATTTTCTCCTATAATTGTTGTTGAAGATAATGATGGCATTTCAGGCAATGAAGTACATCCGTAAAATGCAAAATCTTTTATTTCTACTAATATAGGAGATGATACATTTATCAAAGAAGTACATCCATAGAATTGACTATTTGTAAATGCTGTAATTAATGGAAATGATACACCAGTTAAAGATGTACAAGAATGAAACATACTGGTACCAAATATTGTTGTTACTGGTAATGAAATATTTTTTAAAGACGTACAACTATTAAATATTTCATTTCCAAATGTTGTTGCCATTGGTAATGAAATACTTTTTAAAGATGTACAATTTTTAAAGACTTGATTTCCAAATGTTGTTGCCATTGGTAATGAAATGTTGGTTAAATTTTCACATCCATAAAACGTATTGGCTTCTATTGTTGTTGTTTTTGGAAAAAATGTATTAGACAAGGAACTGCATAAAAAGAAAGCGTATTCTTTAAGCGTTACTACTGATGGGAAAGAAACTCCAGTTAAAGAACTGCAAGAGTCAAATGCGTCTGCACCAATTTCTGTAACGAAAGGACTATCAATGGCAGATATAATATCTGTATTTCCATAAAATAGTTCTGTTTTAAGTTTTAAAGAAGCGGGACCATAAAATATTACAGAATTGTTATCAATTTCTATATTATCAAATGATTTATCTGAAATCGCAGGATTTGTTGCATCAAAATATGTATTCCACCCAGTAACAGAAGAAGCTGGGGTTACTGGGCTATTTGAAATATTATTAAAAGAAATTTTAAAGTTATTAATTTTAAATAGACTTTCAATAATTGCTTCTGTAGTAATTTCTGCCATATTATATGTTGAAATTCCTGTAACATTTCCAGAAACATCTGCGATTCTATCTATGGAATTTATAAGTAATTTATTAAGATGATATCCAGAAATCGCCGACATAGTAAAAGTTTTATTTCCTTTTATCGAGCTAAATATTGGATTTATATCGTGGTTTCCAGAAATAGACAAATTATAAGTAGATGTTGCACTCGTTTCTCCTGAAACATTATTTATATTTTCTATAGAATCAATTAAAAAACTTGACAGATAATTATATGAACCAGAATCAATTGAAGTTCCGCTTGGAGATATTGTTCCTCCAGAATTACCTTGAGTTAATGCTGTTAAAGTAATTGTAGCAGCACTTGCTGTCATTGTAAATAATTGGCTTGGGGTAGAAGCGCTTGTTGCAAAATTAGGAACAACAGTATGCGGCGCTGATATATTAAAAAATTCATATATTGTTGAGGAACTAATATTTCCAGTTACAGCACTAACAAAATTAATTCCATCTATTAAAAATGTGTCTAAATAATGAAATACATAAGAGCTTATTGAATTTCCACTTGGTGAAATAGTTCCATAGATGGGGTTTGTTGTGTGCGCAGTTATTATAAAATTGGCATCTTCATTTGGAGTCATTGTATATTTTAAATTTTCTCCTTTTGCTATTTTTGTAATTCCAAGTGGACTAATTGTTCCAAATGCTGAAGTCGATGAAACTATAGAAAAGCTAGGAAAATCTGGGTCTCCAGGGATTTCGAATACAGTATCAAAATTATAGCCAAATTTATCTTCAATATGTCTTATTCTGCGGTCATATGTGTTGGATACAATTTGAAATATATTGATTAAGTCAATTATTTCAACGGTTGCTAATGCTGGTATAAAATATTTAAAATTTTTACCTTCAACTTTATAATGAAAATAATGTCCTTTTGTTTTGTTGTTTTTTATTAGCATAACTCTAATTTTGCACTTTTATATAAATATTAAATAAATTGTTTTTTATATTTCTTTGAAATATTTATATTAAAATTAAATTTATATGGAAGGGGTTTTTTATCACGGTTCAGATTCTAAAATACAAAAATTTTCAGATGAGTTTGCTGGGAAAATTGGAGCAATTAATGCTGAAGGTCCTGGAATATATTTTACAAATTCAAAAAAGAATGCAGCAATGTGGGGCAAACTTACATATACCGTATATTTAAGACCAAGAAAAGTTATTTCCAATACAAAAACAGCTTCGCAAGCAAACAGAAAAGACATGAAGAAGTTTTTGGATATGATAAATAATGAAGATTATGTAAATAACCGTAGCCCAAATATAAAAACTGACAAAATAATGGCTATAAATGCAGCTATTGATTATTCTGATACAGAATATGAAGCATGGCATTCATTAAGAGCAGAGCAATATAACGGAGCACCTCAACAATTTATGAGAGCAATGTCGAAGCTTGGTTACGATGCTACATTATTATATAAAAAAGATTTTGAGTTCAATGATGTTGATAAGGTATATCATTGTATTGTTTATAATCCAGAAATTGTAGAGATTACAAATGTTGAAAGGAATAATAATGTTGAAGAAATAGTAAGAAAATCTGTTAAGAAAATAATAAATGAGATTGTAAATAAAAAAAAATAATTAAAAAAATTTGGTTTTTATGTAACTTTTTTCGTACCTTTGCGTATAAATTACAAAATAAAGATTTTTTTTAACTATTTACTATTAAATAACAATAAAAAATGAAAAAAATGTCATTGTGTTTATGTCTCTTACTACCAGGTTGCTCTCAAAGCAGGTTGAATGGGATATTTTTGCATAAATGATAAAATAACTCATAAATTCCTAAAACGGGAGCGGTCTTAAAAAACTTGCTCCCGTTTTTTTTGTTCTTTAACATTTTGAAAATATAATTTAGGTGGCCATTAAAAGAGTTTCATCGTGGCGAAACTGGTTTACGCAATTGTCTCAAAAACAATCTTCCCTAATAGGAAAAGAGGTTCAAATCCTCCAGGAGAGAAATATCCGACACTCTTTTTGCTTTTCCCCTAATTTTTTATATGCCTCTGTGATGAAACTGGTAGTACATGAAGGGCTTAAAACCCTTTGCACCGTGAGGGGCGTGCGAGTTCGACTCTCGCCAGAGGTACAAATTTGGTTAGATGCCTGAGTCTGGTCTAAAGGGATAGTCTGCAAAACTATTATTCTGAAAAGAGCGTGGGTTCAAATCCCACTCTAACCTCAAAATGCGGATGTGGTGGAATTGGTAGACACGCAAGTCCTAGAAACTTGTGTCGAGAGACATGGGGGTTCGAATCCCCCCATCCGCACAATGGCTCAGTGATGAAATTGGCAGTACATGCAACATTCAAAATGTTGTGGAGAAATCCATGTCGGTTCAAGTCCGACCTGAGCTACTAAAATAAGTCCTTTAAAATTAAGTTGCCTAAATTTTGTCGGACATTTGTTTTTTTTTACATATTTATAATAAAATTATAAATATGGTGTGGAAAAAAGAAGAAATTGAAGTTGCAATAAATTTGTTTGAAAATGGTAAAAATTTTAAACAAATAGGAAAATTAATTGGGAAATCACAAGGGGCAGTTACAAAAAAACTTAATCGTCTTGGTTATAAATATTGGGACGATGATGCAGTTATTGATAGAGAAACAAAAAACGTTGACTTAGAAAATAATTGCAAATGTAAGTATAAGTATTTAGAGTGGGAAAGTATATGTAAAGATTATGAAAATGGAATGTCGCAAAGAGATTTAATGATAAAATACAAACTACCATATCAAGCACTAAAGTGGGGTAAAGATAATGAAAAAATAAAATTTAGGAATAATTACGAAGCAATTATACTTGCAATAAAACAAGGAAAAATGTTGTGGCGTACTTCTAAAAAAACGGGAATAGAAAGATATAGGCAACTATGTGAATTTAAGTTTGGGATTAAAAATTTTCCAGAATATTTTAATTTTAAATTAATAGAAAATTATGGATGGTACAAAGCAAAAAACAATGGGAACAATTTAAATGGAGTAAGCAGAGACCATATGTATTCAATAAATGATGGATTTTTAAACGGAATACATCCTATAATAATTAGTCATCCAGCAAATTGCGAACTTATGCCACAACAAATGAATTCAAAAAAAAATGCTAAATCTTCTATTTCTTTAGAGAAATTATTAGAAAAAATTAAAATATTTGAAAATGTATATAAAACTAAAAACAAAGATGATGTTTTTGAAGAAATTCATAAGATGGAGATTGGGATTAAAACAGAATTAAATTTATTTTATAAAGGAAGCGATACCCAAAAGATAAACAAAAATTTATTAATAAAAGAAAATAAAGTTATATATTATTGTTCAAGATGCAAAAAAGAAACAAAAAAAAGAAGTAATGTGTGTGTAAAATGCTCTCAAATAAAGCAAAGAAGAGTTGAGCGCCCCCCATACGAACAATTACTTCAGGAAATAAAAGGAACATCTTATGTCGCTGTTGGAGAAAAATATGGAGTATCAGATAATGCAATAAGAAAGTGGATAAAAAATTATGAAAAAGAAATAAAATAAGTACAGCATGGGCAAATGCACAAGTAGAATGTCCATACTAATAAAAAAATGGCATCGTGGCGAAATTGGTTAGACGCAATACTTTGAGGGGGTATCGAGGAAACTCATGGGGATTCGACTTCCCCCGATGTCACAAATATTTAACTTGGACAAAAACTTGGACACTATGTCCAAGCTTGAAATATCCAGGTGATTTTTTTGATTATTGGCATTAAAATCTGAATGCTGCCAATATATAGTATTTTTTATCTGGAGAATCCAGATGAATTTTTTGTAACTTTTTTAAAAATTTTTTGAAACAAAAACATAAATTTCTCGTATAACATAGAAAAAGTTTATTATGTCAAAAATTTTAATTGAAGAATTACAAAAACTTTATAAAGTTTGTTCTTTGGACAGAGGTAAGACTCAAATTCTTAGTTCACTATCAGAATTAGGGACTTATAATGTTGATAAATATTTATCACACATTATAAAAATAAAATCTGGAGTTTATAAAGTTCCTGGATTTGACCCAACAAATAATCTTGAAATATTACTAGAAAATATTAGTAATTATACAAAATCATTAAAATATAATACTGAATTTTATAACCCTAGATTTAGGAAAGGATATTTTGAACGAATGGTTGTTATTGATTATATGAGAAAATTTGGTTTTGAACCTAGTTCTTCTGGTTTTTTTACAAATGCTATATTTTTTACATTAAAAAGAAAAACAATTTATCAAGGGAAAAGAGAAGAAATATGTATTTCTGTTGACGGTCTAGACTATGGGGCTTGTGATGATAAACTTTCAGAGACTGTAACAATTACATTACATAACGGAGATGGGTCTTGGATTACAACAAATCCAATTCCAAGAAACCCAGATTATATTATTCCAGAAATTGACGCATTATTAAAACCATTATTTATTTTTGATAGTGTTAAAGACTTTTCTAAGTCAGAAGAATTGAAAATGAAGAATATTGAAGCAACCATGAAGACTTTAATGAATGATATGTCAATACAATCTAAGGATTATAAGGAAGAATTAAAAAAATCACTAAAAGAGGTTCTTGCTGTTTTAGAATAAATGTAACTTTTTTAAAAGTTTTACGTATATAATTACAAATTTAGTTCCGTTATAAGATTATTCCGTGGGTTTCTCGAATCACCATTCAGATAAGTTTAGAATTAATTTTATACGTGCGTCATAGATGGGAATTAATTTTTAGTGGATGAAAGAAAATGCGCAGCGTTATTTGGCCACGACAAAACGAAAGTCCCCCGTATACGAGATACACGGGGGTTTTTTTTAAACGAAAAATAATAAAATGAAAAAATTCAGCCCCTGCGATATTTGTGTAGATAAGAAATGTCCAACAAATGGAAAATGTAATTGTAAAACTTGTAAAAATAAAGGTGAATGTCAAAAATATCGGGGGCTTTATGCTACTATAAGGATTACAACAAAATGTACTCAAAAATGTACTCATTGTTGTTTTTCATGTTCTCCAGATTCAAAAGACATGATGACAATAGAAACAGCAAAAAATATTGCTTTATTTATTAAAAACAATGGTATTTCTAATATAAATTTAATGGGAGGAGAAATATTTTGTAATCCTGATTATAAAGAAATTCTTTCTATATTAATTCCATCAGCAGAAAGAGCTAGGTTAGTAACAAATTCAGACTGGGTGAAACACGATAAATCTTTTGCCGAGTTTATTTCTAAATTCAAAAATATTCACTTGGCCTTGTCAAATGACAAATACCATACAAACAAATATGTTGGTAAAGCTCAAAAAATATTAAAAGAAAAAAGGGTGCTACATATTGTGCCTTGCAAAGATGTTGTTAATGAAGATTCTATTGTTCCCATAGGAAGGGCTGAATTTGAATATAGCGTTTACTCTTCCATGGGTTGTTATTGTCATAATCCAGAACATTTTTATAATTTTCTTATTGATGAATTGGGTGAAATTTACAAATGTGGAATGGGTGTTTGGAACTACGCTAATATAAATGATTATATAAATGGAGGTTTCAGAGAACGGTTTAAATATTTTAATAAAGTTTTTTATAAAACATTCATATTAAATTGTGCTTCTTGTATAAGAGCATATAATTCTCCAAGATAAAAAGCAATAATTAGGTTTTTTCTTCTATTTATATAGAAAATAAATATCATGGATTTAGATAAAATTGTTCGTAAAAAAATCAGTAATATTATAAAAGAGTCAATACTTTCTGAAAAAACTTTTGAAGCAGATGTTAATGCTTATAGTGAAAAAACAGGTAAAGATTATATAGTATATGGAATAATGAACTATGAATCACCAGATGAATTTTCAGAAGGTAGTGGAAGGTCTGTTAAAGTATATAAAATTGTATCAAATGATGGTGCAGTTATTACAAATGTACCTGAAATGGATGAAATTTTTACAAAAGATGATTGGAAAGTAATTTTTGATGAATTAGAGAATAAACTTAATAAGCAAGCAGATAGCTACGAAAATCAAGGGAATGAATTAAATCTAGATAATTTAGATGAAAATTTAGCTGTAGATGTTAATAGGAAAAAAGGAATTAAAGAATATATCCAAGAAGAAATTTTAAAATTTCATCAAAAAACATTATTAGAATTAAAAAAGATACAAATTGAAAATGAATTAAAAATATTAAAAGAAAATATTTAAGATAACATTAAACATATATAATTTAAATAAAACATCACTTTTTGTGGTGTTTTTTGTTTATTTTAAATTTTATGTTTTATATATTTATATAAAAAACAAAACAACTATGATAAAACATTTAACAAAAGAAGAATTTGAACAGAAAGTTACAAACTTCAGTAATGACCCAAATTGGAAATTTGAAGGTGAAAAACCTATAATTATAAAATTTTCTGCAAAATGGTGTGTACCATGCAAAATGCTAACTCCAATACTAGAAGAAATTCAAAAAGAATATGAAAATAAAATTAAAATTTATGAAGTAGATACTGATGATGAATTAGAATTACCTATGGTATTTAATATTAGAAGCGTACCAACTATGGTATTTTTTCCAATAGGAAAAAATTTCTTTATAAAGATTGGAATGATGCCAGCTAGTGCGTTAAAAAAAGTAATAGAGGACGAATTACTTTAATAAATAAGTTTACTATTTTTTATGTCTCTGTTTATATGAGAATCTAAAGGTTGTAAATTAGTATAATGATTTAATTTTATTATATCATCTATAGATTTTGCTGATGATATTGGAATGATGTGGTCTACATCCCATCCGTAATTAAATTGTCCATTATATAATCCTTTATTTTGCCAAGTCATCCACGATTCAAATTTAGATTCCAAGTATTGTTTAAAATATTCAAAAGAACATCCTAATATTTCAGATGTTTTACCACATTTTTTATTGTTTTTATATTTGAATGACATTTGTATAGAGCGTCTAGTATCACACTTTAATTTAAACAATGGGTCAGACAATTTTCTGTCTCTTATTTTTTTATTAAAAATATCTTTGTTGTCTTTTTTGTATTTTGCTTTCTTCTCTTTGTTTTTTGCATAGTACTCTTTATTATATTGTCTTCTACTTTCATTAATTTTTTCTCTATTTTTCTTTCTATATTCTTTTAGGTATGTTTTAAAATATTCTTTTATTTTTTCTTTGTGAGATTCTCTATATATCTTCCGATATTCTCTTTTTTCCTCTTCTGTTTTCATAGCTTTTTTATTTACTGATACTTTTCATATCTAATTCCATAAGAATTCTTATTCTTTTGTTCATTGAATATCCATTACTATCACAAAATAATTTAAACTGTTCTTTTAAACTTCGTTTCATTCGTATTGGCCATACAACATCTTTTTCTGCTTGTAGTTTTGTTTTCATGTTTGTATAATTAGTGTTATACATAAATATAATAAAATTTTATAAATTATAAAATAATTGAAAATATTTTCGTTTTCTATTGATATAAAATATTTTTTTGTTTATATTTATTTTTGAGTCTCGTTCTATGAGCATTGAGTCAAAATTTGACTTTTGAGCTGTTTAAATGGCAGTGATTATGTTTGTAGTATGAAAATTAAAAAATTAATAATTTAAAAAAAGGAGATTAAAATTATGAAAACAAATTCAGTAAGACCTGAAGCTTTTATTAGTATTAATAAAAACAGACAAAAAATTTACGGAAACACCGTATACCTAACAAACAATCAAGAATTCGAATTCGAATTTTTCAACCCGACAAAAGACAATCTTATGGTAAGAATATCCATCAATGGAAAACCTATTTCCAATAATGGATTGGTATTAAGGCCAGGTGTTCGTGGATGGGTTGAAAGATATATTGATGAAAATCGTAAATTCTTATTTGAAACCTATACTGTAGGTGGAAATTCAGAAACAGTAAAAAAAGCCATAGAAGATAATGGCAATATTAAAATAGAGTTTTTCAAAGAAAAAGCAAAAATAGTCCCTGTAAATTGGGCAATTACAAATATGCTAAATATGAATAAATTGCCTAAATATCGTAGCTCAACAGACTATTGTAGTTCTAACATTGACTATTCTGCTAATTCAAAATTATCAGATAAAGTAATTCCAAATTCTTTACATCGTTGTAGCGCAAGCTCTGAATACGAAGAAGAAAATTCTTTAAGCTTTAATAGTGAAGAAATGACAAGGGGTTTTGTAGGAAATCTTGATGCTGGTCTTAATAGAAAAATGAAAATGAGCAAATCAATTGAAACTGGAAGAGTGGAAAAAGGCTCAGAGTCTGACCAATATTTCAAAAGAATAGATATGGAATTTGAATATTTTCCATTTCATACAATTGAATATAAGCTAATGCCAATTTCAACAAAACCCGTAGAATTTAATGACCTTAAATTAAAATGCAAAAAATGTAGTGCAAAAATAAAGAGTAATTGGAAAATTTGCCCTATTTGTGGTAATCCAATTAATAATGAAAGTAAGTGCCCAAGATGCAAAACTGATGTAGAACCAGCTTGGAATATGTGCCCAATATGTGGGGAACCACTTAAATAGCATAACGAAACGAGACTCAAAATAAATAGCCCCTTCATAAAATGGAGGGGTTTTGTTTTTATTAGATTTATTTGTATATTTGTAAAAAAAATAAAATATATGAAAAAAAATAAAATTCCAAGAAAACAAAAAAAATGTTTAAAGAAAGCACAACCATTGATTTTCACTTGTTATGTGAATGTTGGCAATATGCCTTATGAAGATGTTAAAAAATATATGCAAAAAATGATGAACATACTAACCCCAAATAAAAAAATGACAAGAGAATTCATACATTACCTTATTCCAGTAAGAGACCAGGAAACGAGGATAGAATGTTTGAACCCAGTTAGAATAAATGGAAAATTTTTTGATATCATAACAAAACAACTTGAAGAAAATCAGAAAATAGTAGATGATATTGTAAAAGAATATAATAAAAACAAATAATTATGTCATATTCAGAAAATTCTTCATTAAAAAGATTTCAAGATGAAATAACACTTAAATGGAACCTTCAAAGGAAAAAAGATGGTTCTTTTGTTTCAGAAATATGGTTTGATAATCTTGGAACATGGTCAAGATATAATTTAGAAGAAGGAGAAATTTTTGGATGGGATGGACTTATATTTTTGGAGCCGCCAATAAAAACACCTAACAGTGCTTATCCATATAGTGTGAAGGCAAAGTGTTTACATTATTCTAGTGAAGGAGAATTGTTAGAAACTCATGAAGAAATAATTTGTGGAATTTGGGATGACAATAGTGAAAAAATAAATTTTGTTTCTTAACAAATAAAATTATAAAAATAATTATGGCAAATTGGGATAAAAGGTTTATGGACCTTGCTAGGCACATTTCTACTTGGAGTAAAGATACAAGTACTAAACTTGGTGCTGTTGTTGTTGATGATGATAATACTATATTAAGTGTTGGATATAATGGATTTTGCAGATGTGCAAATGATGAATTAAAAGAAAGATACGAAAGACCACAAAAATATCTTTATACAGAACATGCTGAGCGTAATTGTATATATAATGCTGTGAGGTCTGGAACTTCGCTTAAGGGAAGTAAAATGTATGTACCATTTTTTCCTTGTATAGATTGTGCTAGAGCAATAATTAATTCTGGGATTAAAACGCTTATTACATATGAACCAGACTTTGAGCATGAAAGATGGGGTGAGTCATTTAAAATTGCGTATGAAATGTTTAAAGAATGTGGGGTCAATGTTATAATATTTTCTGATGAATATGATGAATTTTATAAAGAGTTGGAATATTGTTTAAAACTTGAGTGGGATTATAAAGTTCCATCAGATTTTGCTCATTTTTTATCAGAAGATACTAAACAAGAAAACTGGAATCAAACATTACTTACAAAATTAAATCAAGCTGGGGCAAATATTCACCAAAAGAATATGAGATGTGGAGCAAATAAAGTAAGATGTGGAAAAGAAATATTTTCAATAATTCAAAGTTTTGAATATTTTGATAAATCTACAATGAGCCTAGGAACTAGATATGATATAATTATTGATAATAATATTCCAAAAGACGAAATTGTTGTTTATTATGATAGAAGACGCATATATTCTACTGCCATAACACATGACGATGAAGAATTAAAAAAAATACAAAAAGAAAAAGAAAAAAAAGAAAACTATGTATTAATAAAAATATTAAATTTTGAATAAAATGTAAAAGAGATATTTATTCCGACAAATGGAGAATCAAGATTAGAATTTATAAAAATATGAAAAAAGAAAAATCATTTCTTAAAAAATTTAACTGTAAAAAAGGAGATTTGGTGACAATACACGTATTGGAATCAAGAGATGATTCTGTACATTGCCTTCAAGCAGAACAAAAAGAAGAAGTTTTTTTAGATGATATTTGTTTTATGAATACATCCAAACGGAACATAGAACGACATGATAATTTTTATTATCCAGTTTTAAAATTGGATATGAAAAATGAAAAAATCATACAATTCAATTGGTTTCTTTTTTGGAAATTATACAAAAATGATGAATTAATATTGGAACATAAATACAAGAATATAAAAATCCTTGGTACATATAAGAAAGGGGAATTACAAAAAACAAGAAAAAAATGTTTAGAAATGCAAAAAATTAAAAAATTGAATTAAAAATGAAAAAATATTTAGAACGGTTTTGGTTTTATTAGGTTTAATAACCTAAAAATCCAAAATTAAATGAAAAAAGATGCTAGAAAATGTAAAAAACTCTTAGAAACAACAGTAAGCAGGCGTGAATATAATTTAAATCATAAAATTGAGGTACCTTACAATCATGAATGCTGTTTTTGTCCACATAGAAAAAGACCACATTGCAAAACTTGTAATAATACTTCGAGAACTATAAAAAGGAATTGGAAAAAATACAGAAAGTGGCAATGGAAATAAAATTGTTAATTATTTATAAGAAAATAAATCATGAGAAAAGGAAATAGTATTACCTCCATAAACTAAGCCGATTTCAAAGCTCTATTGAAATTGGCCATAACAAAAGGAGGTAATATGAAAAACATGAAGAGAGCTTTAAGAAGACATCAAAAAAACGTAAAATATATTGCACGTATTAAAAGATGGGCATCTGGGATAGATGTTCTTTATATAGATAAAGATAATCGAATTTATAATCCAACCTGGATTGAAATAAGAGAATTTGATGGAATATGTAAAAAATTGAAAACAATGTCAACAGTATGTAGTTGTTCAATGTGTGCCTATCTTAAATATGATAGACCACAGCAAAAAAGAATTAATAAAATGTTTTTAAATCTTGAATTAGAAAAATAAAAAAGGAGCTTTTGCTCCTTTTCTTTATTATAGTAATAACAGGTAGTTTAATTCCCCATTAAAATTGCTAAATGTTTTAAATAAATGTGTATGTGCTGCACCAATAGCAGTTTTAAACTCATCTAAAATCATATCCATCTTTTCTACGTTATTTGGATAATAAGCAGCACAATGGTCAGCTATTGATTTTTCCATATATGTTACTGTTGGAGCATGCCACACATTAAATCCAACTGATTGACTTTCTTTTGTTGGTTGTTTATCCATAACAAGGGCATATATTTTTTCACCTTTGTTTTTACCAAATTTTTTTTTAAATTCTTCTTCTATTAGCCTATTATATTCCTCTATTATATCAGATATTAATGCAAATATTAAGTTTTCAAATTTTGTATTAGACAAACTCATCAGGTCATATTCTTCAAGAAAATCTTTAGATTTTTTAGCAATAGTTTCTATTTTTACTTTCATAATGGTTTCATAAATCCAATTTCTATCACCCTGTTCAAATCCAAGTCTTTTTATTGTGTAATTTATTAAATATTCAGATTTGCTAAACAAATCCTTTTCAAATAATTTTATTTGTGTTAAAGGTTCTTTTTTATAAGCCTCTTGAGCTTTTCTCTTTCTTATTTCTAGAATTTTAAAAATTCCTGCAACTATTGTTGAAGTAATTGCGGCTGTTGCGCCTATAACTGATATTAAAACTTCATTTTCCATATACTTTTTTATAATAAATATATTTTTTTTTATCAAATTGTGTAGGAATATGAAAAAAAATTTGTATTTTTATAGTTTTAATTCATAAGTATCAAATTTTATGTTTTATAACTTTTTTTAATTAAAATCGTATAAGTTAAAAGATATTATAAAGACAAAAAATGCTATATAGAAAGAAATAAATTAGTAATTTAAAATATTATGGAAAAACATTGTGATAAATTTAATAAAATAACTGATGAAATGTTAAAACACTTTAATAAAGAAGATTCTAAATTTTCTTTAAAAAAAAGAGAAAAAGAAATAGAAAATTTTTTGTCTGAATTAAAAAAACTATGGATGACACATTCTAAAGAAAGATTTACGCAGATACTTTTTAATTATACTAAAATGGGGACTGCTTTTGATAAAGAGAAAGGACCTTGTATGGGATTAAAAGATTTTTTTTATTATAAAGATGAACACATTTTAAAAGATATTAAGAATAACGCAAAAGTAAATTAATTAATGTTAAACAAAAAAATAATTTTATGAACGATAACATGAATTACAATAAAAAGAAGCATCCTAAGTTTTTTATAGCTCTATTTGGCACATTTTTTAAAATGTTTGGCTGGATAAAAGTTAAAAATGTGCTTAATGGATTACTTAAAAAAACAGTACATGATAATAAAGTTCCTACTGATACAAAGCTTGATAATGCAATAGAAGAATTATCATTCGAAATGGAACATGTATGGCCTTTAGTTAATTTCATAATTAAAGAAAAAATTATGATTTTTTTTAGATATAAATTAAAAAAATTTCTTTTTAGGCTTTTCGTAATATGTATTATTGTGGCAATGGTTATTGGGATTTATAAGCTATATAATTTATATACACAGAAGCCTAAAATTGTATATTATGAAATTAAAAAGAAAAATGTTGATGACTTAATAATTAATACAGATACTATTTTTATTCCAGCAGAAAGGTCGTTTTTTACAAAAGATAATTTAGACTATTTTGCATCTGAAATGGATATAAAATATTGGTATTATGTAAGAAAACAAATCATTGTAGAGACAGGATTTACTTCTGAATCTTGTACAAAAGGATATAATTTGTTTGGAATGAAATTCCCTGGTAAACGTGAAACGACAGCTATTGGCGAACTGCTAGGACATGCAAAATTCAGGCATTGGGTTTATTCTTTATATGATTACAAATTATGGCAAGATTATAAATTAAAATCAACTCCAATGAAAAAGGGAGAAAGTTATCCACAATGGTTAGAAAGAATTGGATATGCTGAAGCTGATACTTATTTACAAGCACTAAGAAGTACAAATTGGTATATTTTTAAACCTGACACTAATTATTAATATTTAAATAACATGAAAGTAATAGTATATTGTGGAGAAACAGTTCAAATTAAATGCGATAAGCAATTACATCCTGTTTCAGAAGTGGTTAAAGCCGTAGGAGTTCTAGAATTGAATAAAGATTTGGTTGAAGTATATAGCAATAGCTCAGATTTTGTTTCTACAATAAAATATGTTGGTAAAGAAAAAAATATAGAAACTGAATTTTTTCTAAATGGGAAAAGTTGTGGTTCTGATATAGAGCCAATATTTGGAGATTTTAATAGAGCTCTGGACATGTTAGATAAATTATATACTGAATAATTTTATAATTTAGAAACTTTTATAAAAAAAATTCGTATATAATAGTATGAATAAAGAAATAGTTTTTGTGGCAGATATTGCAAATGACATAGATGATGTTATAGCAATAGAATTCTTGGCATTGGCGAATATGCTAAAATGTGTTGTTCTTGACGGTAAAAGTAGAGATTTGGTTCGAGAAAAAGAATTAGAAAAAATTGGTGTTACTTTTAAGGAAGAAATTCCAGAAAACACAAAAATTTTGTTCTGCGGTGGTGCATTAACAAAAATTAGCAAATTTGTAGAAACGAATGAAATTGATTTGCTGGTTGTAAATGGAGGATTTGCGGGTATTAATATTGTCAAAAAAGAAAATGTTTTAAACAAATTTAAAAACAAAGAAAAAGTTCGAACTTATAATTTTAATATGGATATTGATAGTGCTTTAAATGCTTTATCATCTAAAAATATTAAAGAAATAATTCTTGTTTCTAAAAATGTTTGTCACAGTGAATTAAATTGTGTTGGTGAAATTCATAATAATACATTTCTGGCAAAATACAGCTTAAACAAAGAAAAAAGACTTCATGATTTACTTATGGTAAAAGAAGGGGTGAATTATATTTTAAATGAAAAAATGTATTGTACATATGAAAATGTAATTCCTGTTTGTGAAAGAAAGTTTCCAGATAATATGAGCGTGTGGGGAAGTGAGCTTAATGAAAATAGTAATATTAAAATTTCAGTGGCATTTAATTATTTCAATACCATAGTAGTTTTTTCATGAAACTTTATTGATGCTTTGGTTTACAAGATTACAAAATTCTTCATATTTTTTATCTAATATAAAAATAAAATTGTACCCGTGTTCAATGCATGACTTTTGTTTTGATAAATTTTGAGATAAATACTTTTTATAATAATATTCACTTTTTATTTCTATTATTAAATTATAATTTTTAAAATAAAAGTCAGAATGATAAACTCGTGCTTTATTTTCATAAAAATATGGTATAGATATACCTTTTAAAACTTCAATATTGTTAGTGAAGCAATAATCTAAAAAATGATTTTCATATGTTCCTCTATAAAATAAATTTGTTTTTTCATGTAATTTTATTTTAAAGGCACTTTTTTGATTTTTTTCGAAAATTTCAAAGTTTTGCAATGGCGCCTTGACTTTGTATTTTTTAAAATTTGTTTCTGAGATTTTATCTTTTATTGTTTCACTTTGAGAAGGGTGTTTAACTCCAAAGTTTTTAATTGATGTGTTTTGTTTCTTTTGTATGGCTTCTGGTGTGCTACTTGGGTTTATATCCCCATATTTATTTTTTATTTTTTCATTATATGATTCGCTACCATATAACCCATAGTTACAGTCTCCGTGGTTTTTAATCAAAGTTTCTTTGTTTTTTTGAGGATTATTATAATGCGGGTCATTATATTTATTTTTTTTAGTTTGCTTAACTTTCTCTTGCACTTCTTTTGATTGACTTACATTATCAACTCCATATATTGCCTGTACTTTTGCTTTTTTATTTTCTTTCACCAATGGGATTTGACTTACATTAATGACATTAAAGTTTTCTAATAAATATTCTGTTGCTTTTAGTCTTCCACATACATTAGAACAAGAATATTTACATGTATTGTGTTTGGTACTGCGCAAATATTTAGAATAACGTATGCTTTGAATTTCCCCACAATAATCGCATTTGGCAACAACGGCGTTTTTTACTTTATTTGGCACATGATTTATTTGCACAAAAATTTTTTCATGTATTTTGCATATATATCCTAGTTTTGTATAATAGTCTCGTATTTCACTCGACCAAATTGTAACCTGAACGTGTGTCGTTAATAACATGTTATTTTTTATTTTGTTTATCGTGTTTGATTAATTGTATTATATATTGAGTCATTGACATATATTCATTATTTGAAATATTTTGCAAATATTCATACATCTCAATGGGAATTTGGAAATTGCATAATTTAAATCCTTTTTTTATTTTCATGTTACTTTATTTTTACTTTATTATAAATAGTAAAAAAAAACAAAAATAGCACTTTTTTGAAACTTTTTATGTATATTTGCGTACAAATTAAAAAAATAGATTTATGTATACAATTAAAGGAAAATACACAAGCGCATTAATTACAAATGATGAAATTGAAGAACAATGTATTAATCAAATAAACAGCATGATAAACCATGTTGCATTTGATAATCCTGTTGTAATTCAAGTTGATGCTCACGCTGGGAAAGGTTCTGTTGTAGGGTTTACGATGCCACTTGGAACTAAAGTAATACCTCAAACAATAGGTGTTGATATAGGATGCGCTGTTCTATCTGCTAATATCGGCGATAAACTACCTATCACTTTAAAAGAATTGGATGATAGAATTAGAAGAGATATTCCTATGGGGACTGATACTCATGAAAAATCATTTAAGATTAATTCTATTGATAAATTTTCATTTGATAAACACTTTCCATGGGATGAGTTAAATAATGAAATGCTGGCTTTTATAAGGGCTTATAATGCTAAATTTGGAACAGATTATTTATATAGTAAATATGAATATAAAAATTTTGGAGAATTATGCCAAAAAATTGGAATGAAACCAAATCGAGCAGAAATGTCTATTGGTACGCTCGGTGGCGGCAATCATTTTATAGAAGTTTCAAAATCAAGTGTTTATGGAAATGTTTGGGTAACAATTCACTCTGGGTCAAGAAATTTTGGCAAGATGGTTTGTGAATTTCATCAAAATATAGCAAAAGATACTTTAAGTGACAAAAGAAATGTAAAATTAAAAGATAAGATAGAATTTATAAACAAAAACACACAAGATAAAACAACAATTCCTTTACTAACGGAAAATGCAAAAAAAGAGCTTGGTCTTGATTTTAATTTTGATGTTAAAGGTATGGAATTTTTAGAAGATAAATGTGCCTTTGAATATCTTTTGGATATGGTAGTTGCCCAAAAATATGCACAATTTAATAGAAAAATGATGTTGAATATAGTGTGCCAAATATTAGGAGGGATTAATCCAGTTGACTCAATTGAAAGTGTTCATAATTATATTGATTTTAGAGATTTTATTATTCGCAAGGGTGCTATTCGTTCATATATTGGAGAAAAAATGATTGTGGCACTTAATATGAGAGATGGTTCTCTTGTTTGCGAAGGGAAGTCAAGTGCTGAATGGAATTACAGTTGTGGACATGGGGCTGGTAGAAAAATGAGTCGTTCCGCTGCAAAAGAAAATTTGGATTTAGATGAATTTAGAAAGCAGATGGAGGGAATTTACTCGACTTCTGTTGTAAAATCAACGCTTGATGAGGCCCCAAATGCGTATAAAAATGTTAATACAATTGAAAGGTTAAATTTTGATACTGCTACGGTTATTGACCGACTGGTGCCTATTTTAAATATTAAAGACAAGAACTCTGGTCCTTCTTTTAAAGAACGCAAAGAAGAAAAAAAGAGAAACAATGAAAGACAAGCGGCCAGAGAATTAAAACAAAAAAATCGTTAATTATGGAATGTAGCGAAAAATATTTAGAAGCAATTAGATTTGCAGCCTGGCAACATGCTTTGGCGGAATATGATGGCAGGCCTTATTATAGTCATTTTAAAGATGGCGAACAGGTTTTGAGAGACCACAATGAATATGATGAGGAATCAGCAATACAATTTAATTTGCATGACGTACTTGAAGGAACCGATTTGTCTTATGGAACCATTAAAAAACTGTTTGGATTTGTTATTGCTGAGGTGGTTTATTTATGTACAGATAACAAAGGTAGAACTAGAGATGACAGAAAAGACCAAAGATTTTATGATGAAATAAAACAAAGTGAATTAAGACTTCAGGCAACAAAAATAAAAGTTGCAGATAGACTTGCTAATGCTAGACGTTCTATAAAGAATAAGCATTCAATGGGAGAAAAGTATATAAAGGAATATCCCCATTTTAAAGAAGAACTGTATGTTCTTGGTCACATAGAATCTATGTGGAAAGAGCTTGATGAATTAATGAAAGGTCAATAAAATGGAAGTTAAAGATATAGTCTGTAGTTTAAGGTTTTCTAAAGCACTAAAAAAACTTGGGGTTGAACAAGTATCAAGTATTTTTGTATATCCAACAAAACAAGGAACGGAGAAAGGGTTTAGCAATTCTCCTGCATTATTTTCAAAATTAAATGAAGAGCTTGATGGAATTTTGCGTTACAGAAATGTCAAGGAAAATCAATGGTTTTTTATATCTACTTTTACAGCAGAAGAGCTATTAAAAATTCTTCCAAAAGAAATAAAGCATAATCATAATAACCATTCTTCTTACTATTTGTGCATGGGATATAGCTCAGTAGACAATATTCCAGTTGTGTGGTACGAAGATAATGATTTGTTTGGGCCAGATGAAACTTTGGTTTCAAAATCAGATGAAATGCTGGTCAATGCCCTAGCAAAACTTTTAATATGGTTGCTTAAAAACGAAAAAATAACTTTAGAAGAAAAGAAGGTTCCAGAAAAGAAGAAAAAAAAGTCAAAAAACGGAATTCCTGAAGAACGGATAGTTTTTACTAGAGTACCACAAAGATTTTACAGTTTTGTGCATAAATGCTGGGTCATAAAAAAAGAAATTATAATAGACGGGAACTGGTATGATTGTGATTTGGTCAATGAGTCCACAGGTGAAATAATTGAAACAGTTTCAGAAACAACCCGCGCAAGATTAGGGACAAGATTGTTGTCATATGTTAACAACCCAAAAATGTTTTAAATATGGAAAACTACCTGGCAAATAGCAAAAAATATAACAAAATGCTTTACAAATATATGGGATATGATGGTAAAGATGTTGATTATAAAGATTTTTGCCCCCACGACCCAACACTCGGATTTGAAATTCTAAGATGGATGTTTCACAAGATAAATCATAACCCAAAAGAAGGATATAAGATGAAGGTGATTCTAACTATGAGAGATGACGAATCTGAGGTTTTTATCCAGCAGTGGCATGATACATCAAAACGAGATGGATACATTAACATAGTGCATTGTAAAGAGGTTTGTGAATTAAAAAAAGAAGAAGTTAGCAAAGAGATTTATCATGACGCAATATTGCAAGTTTCTCATAGGGCGGCTTATAATGCTTGTGTCGATTATTTAATAAAAACAACTTAAATAGATTTATATCATGGAAAACGAAAAAGATTGCAAAGTAATTGATATCAATAAACAAAACAGTATTGATTCATTAATCGCAGAATTGGAAGAGCTTACAGACCCAAATGGCATTCATTTCAGCCAAGAGATATTTGATGAAAAGGATGAAATTAGAGCAAAAATCTTAAGTGGACAAATAATATTTGAATAATATGGAAACAACTTTAATACAACGAGGAAAATTTAATGATAGGGATTATAAGACAGGAATAGATTCTATTGTTAAGTTTGATTATATGGGAAGTTCAGAATTTGAGTGGGGCGCGCTTCCAGACTCATTGGATAGAATACGCAAAAACATAAATGAATATACCTACCTGGATGTTCCCATTAAAGATAAAGTAGTGTCGGTATTTTGCAAAGAAAGTCAAAAAAGCGATATTAAATTATATTTAACCGAGCTTTCTGAGGGTAAGTGGCATTTGCAAGAATATTCTGACTTTGACAATTGGATTAATCCAACTGAGTATAGCAAAAACAAAGATGTTAGTTTTTGGTGGGATATAGCCAATGATGTAATGTTTTGGAAGAAGAGCGTTGAGTTTGAAACAAAATTCAAATCAATTATCAACAAAAAACCAGAGGAAAAATCATGATTTCAAAAATTAAAAAGTTTTTCTCAAGAAAAAAGCCACAAGAAGCAGCTATTGAGGTTAAAGTAAAAAAAGATTTCAATATTGATGAATTTAATGAATGGTTTAAAACTGAGTTTAGTGGATATGATGGCAAAAAAGGTGCTCCTGGTATATTTTTGAGATTGGATAAGTTCTCGCCTCATTGGGTAAAATCCTATCTTGAGTATATTGGGCAGGAACCTACCACGGAAGAAACTCTTCATTATTATGATATTATTAGAGAAGATTGGTTAAAAAAGATTTATTCAAAATAATTTTAAAAAATATTTGTTTTTCTGTAACTTTTTTTATACATTTGCGTATAAATTATAAAAAAAGAAAATTTTTAACTATTTAAATAAAAGAAACAATATAATGAAAAATTTATCTTACATATTTCGCCAATTTTTCTTTCAGTTTTTTGTGCAACAAAGGACCTTGGGCGTGCTATGTAGTTAAATAAAAATATACATTTAATACTAAACCCCCAGGTCATAGAAAAAGATTGTGGGGGTTTTTTATTTTGTGAAGTTCTTTAATATATTACTCTGTAGTGCAATTGGTTTAACACGTCTCACTTTGACTGAGAAGACTAAAGGTTCAAGTCCTTTCAGAGTAGCATAAATGTTCTTTGACATACTGTTGTTTAAAAAATATTCTCAAGTTTGGGAGGTGTATATAAACCTACCCCTGCTTCCTAGATTGAGAATATTATGGAGGCTAAGCTAATCTGGTGAAAGCGTATCCCTGAAGAGGATAAGAGTCAGGCCCGAAACCTGGAGTCTCCACAATTTAACATGTGACTGAATAAATAAAAAAGGTTCAATTCTATTTTTTTATACTATTTATAATAAAAAAGTATGGAAAAAGAAGAATTGGAAAAATTTGTTATTAGTGGTTTAAATAATACACAAATTGGAATAATCTATAATGTTAATAGAAACACTATTGCTAGAAGATTAAAAAAATTCAATATTTGTAGAGAAACAAAAAAGGCACATCCAAATTTAAAAGTTAATTTTTTTAAGAGTATAGATTCTAAAGAAAAAGCATATTGGCTTGGGTTTTTATATGCAGATGGATATATTTCTCCAACTAATAGTAGGGCAGTTATAGATTTATCGGAAAAAGACTACAATCAAGTTGAAAAATTTTGTGAAGTTGTTGGTGCAAATAAAGATAAGATAAGGAAAAGAACTCACCCCTGTGGAAGCAAATCAATATCTATAAGAATAACTAATAAGGAATTTGTGCGTCATATAGTTGATAAAGGTTGTATAAATGCAAAAAGTAAAATAATAAATTTACCAGAATTCAAAGATGAACTGTTAAATTTATCCTTTTTGTCTGGATATTATGATGGTGATGGGGATGCGAATTCTTGTGAGTTGTACTGTGGGTGTGAATCATTTTTAAATCAGATAAAAATAAAATATAATATTGAGTTTGATGTCAAAAAAAAGGAAAGAGTTTTTGTTTTAAATTTGGGGGCAGATTTCAAAAGAAAACTTATAAATAATTATTCAGAATGTATGGAAAGAAAAAAAAATACATTTAAAGGAGACAAGCGAAATAAGTTAAATGGAATTAATCCAAATATCGAACGTGGTATAAAAATAGAAAGGTTTAAAATAACCAAAGACGAACTTGAAGAGTTAATACAGAAATATCCATATACAAAAATAGGAGAAATGTTTGGAGTTAGCGGGAACTCAATTAAAAAAAGAGCAAAAAAATATGGACTACAACTTGAAAATAAATTAGGATATTGGACAAAAGTAAAATACAGCAAGGAAGTATAGCTCAGCGACAGAGCAGCGGATTGAATTCCCGTGTGTTCCAGTGTTTAACCCCTGGTGCTTCCACAAAACGGCTCTTTAGCTCAACTGAATAGAGCTCAACACTACGGATGTTGGGGTTGGGGGTTTGAATCCCTCAAGAGTCACATTTTACCACCATAGCCAAGCAAAGATACGAACTTTGTACTTGTAACTGGAGCTGAAATTGCGGGTTCGAGTCCTGTTGGTGGTTCTAGCTAAACATTTTGTCCTGTGGTGTAATTGGCAACACAGCTGATTCTGGTTCAGTTAAGTCGGGGTTCGAGTCCCTGCAGGACATCAATTTTGTTATATTAAAAAAAATTAGTATATTTACTAAAAAATAGTTGTATTATGAAAATGGTAAAAGAAAGGGGCTCAGCAGTTTTTTAAGTTTTAATTTTAAACTTAGAAACAATGAGTCACTCAAGAAAAAAGACCCCAATCTTTGGCATTGCATCAGGGTCTGAAAAAAAAGATAAAAGAGCAGCCAATAGAATATTTAGAAAAAGAACAAAAACTAAAATTTCTATGGGGCAATTTGAAAGGCTTCCTTTATATGTAAGAGAAATTATCGATGTTTGGTCAATGAACAAAGATGGAAAATGCTATTGGGTAGGAGGATTGACAGACGAAGGGGGGAAGGCAATGAGAAAATAAAAATTAAAATAATTTATTATTTTTGTTTTTCTCCTTTTTTATATATATTTATATAAAATTATAAATATATGACAGGAGATTTTGAATTAGTAAAAGATGGTTCATACAAAAAACTAAGAAAAAATAAGAATGGGTATGAATATTTCCTTAAAGGAGTTTGCGAGACGTGTGGGCAAGAATTTTTTAAAAGAAAGCATAAGCCAAACAAATTTTGTTCTCACAAGTGCTCTGATGAAGGGAAGAAAAACGACATTGTAGAAATTTTTTCAAGCAATACCCTTGATGTTTTGACTGGTTCACTACTTTCTGATGGTAGTTATAGAAAAACAAAAAACAACCAAAACTCCTCTTTTACACATCTTTGTAAATTTGAAGAATATATTGATTTTTTAATATCAGAGTTAGATTTTAAAGTTAAAAAAAACAAAGTGTTTGGCTATGGTAAATACAATAAAGGAAAAGAGTATTTTACTATATATTCGCAAGCAAATAGCGTATTTACAGGATTAAGAAATAAATGGTATCCAAATGGGAAAAAAATTGTTCCAAAAGATGTTGAATTAAATAGAACAGTGCTTTTGCATTGGTTTTTAGGAGATGGAACACTAGATAATCAAGATGGAGTGATATTTTGCAGTGATTCTTTTACTGAAACAGATAATATGTATTTAATTGATAAATTAAAAAAAATGGGATTTGATGCATATTTAAAAAAAGACAAAAATAGAATTGTTATTCCAAACAAGAGTGTTTTTGAATTTTTTAATTTTATAGGTGAAAGTCCAGTAGTTTGTTACAATCATAAATGGGATTCAAAAGTTCATGAAAGTTATTATGGAAGAGTTTGTAAATTTTGCGAAATCAAGTTTGATGCCAAACATAATCACAAAAAATATTGTTCAGATAATTGTCAAAAAAAACATTGGAAAATTATTAAAGATAAGAAAGAGGATTTAGCGCACAGTAAAATGTGAGGAAGTTCAGAGTACGTCATAAAGAAGGAATCAGGAGATTATAAATGTTAAAGCTGTTAGATTTGGCAAAAAGATAAAAAAGGTTTGTACTAAGCTAAGTAAACCAGAAACCTTGCAAGACCCGAATTATAATCGTTATTACTGGTGCAACGTCTATCAATAATAGGCAGCCAATGGGCGGCGTATAACTCAAACGGATTTAGAATGGGAACCTTCAATTCTATGATAATCGGGTAGAGGCTAACGGAGTGTTGACGTGTCAAGTACTTCAGATAAATGCTAAAATAAAACAGAACTCTGGCTACGCTCACCTTATCTTTTTATTTTCGGGAATATCGTCTAGTAGGTTTAAGGCACCAGATTTACATTCTGGTTATCGGGGGTCCAAATCCCTCTATTCCCACAGAAGTGTAGCTCAGTCTGATTTAAAGCATTGCTTTGACAGGGCAAGGGTCGTTGGTTTGAATCCAATCATTTCTACAAAGAAGCAAAGTTGGATAGCAGCGAAAGCTGTGAACGTGGTGTACACACTAGGTATGAGAATTCCTCCAACTCCCTGTTTTTTGTTTTTTATGTAACTTTTTTAAATATTTTTCGTATACAATAATAAAATTATTAATTAAAATTAAGTATTATGAAAAAGTTTATTATCATTATTGTTTGTTTGTTCACAGTTGCTGTAACATTTGCTCAAGCAAAAGCAGATGTTTCATCGAAAACCAATAAAGATAGTTCAAAAACACTAAAAGAGCCCCAAAAAGAAGAGCCAAAAGAGCCTATTAAAAAATTATTTGATACAACAACTATTAATGGTTGTATGGGATTAATTTTTGGTCAATCAAAAAGTAAAGTAAAACAAATAATGACATCTAAAGGCGGTATATTGGACACTAAATACTCGAAACCAGATGTCTTAATTTATGATAATATAAAATTTGCTACAAGAAAAACGAGTTTTGTTGCGTGTCATTTTACTAATGATAAATTATGTGAATGTGTAATATATATGAAAGCTGATTTAGAAAGTAATACGACAAATTTATATAATGTTATAAAAAATGAATTAAACAAAAAATATTATGAATCTGATGTTACTTTTGAACAATACAAATATCCATATGAAAAAGGTGATGGATTTACAGAAAATGCAATTTCACTTGGTAAAGCAACTTTCATAACATATTGGTTTGAAAATTCTTCTGAGCAATTTGGAGAAAATATTAACTTTGTAATATTAGAGATTACATCTGATATGTATATAAAAATATTATATCAAGATGCCGAATTAAGTAAAGGTGCTAAAGACAAAGAAGTACAAGAAAAGAATTTGGATTATTAAAAATAAACAAAAAACTATGAAAAAATTATTAATTGCTGTCGTTTTCGCATTTTTGGCATTAAATATAAATGCACAAACATTTGAATTTACAAGCATAGATTCAACCAAATTAACAAAATCAGAATGTTTTACTGTGTGTAAAACATGGGTCATTAATAATTTTAAAACAAACGCAGCTTTACAAATGGAAGACAAAGATGCGGGATTGATTATTGTTAAAGGAAATTTGAGTACATGGATTCAAAGTGGCTTAAGTAAATGTGAGTATGTGATTGATTTTAAATTAACGATTCAAATAAAAGATTATAAAACAAAGGTAACATTGTCTGATTTTTGGAATACCTATTCATATTGTGGAGGAAAATCCAATTCTTATGTTGGGGGCTCTTTAAATGATGAAAAGTCCGATTGTTTAATGACTAAAAAAATGTGGGCTGATATAAAAACACAGTCTGAAACTAAAGCAAAAGAGCTTTTAGAAAGTATTAAAACTGATATTAAAAATGGTAAAAAATCAGATAATTGGTAAAATTATTTTACATACTCCAACTCCCTGCTTCCTATTACAACAAATCAAAAATTATATATTATGGAAAATTTAAAGCACACCGTGGCAGAAATGATAAGGAACGACAATATGGCAGAGTACGAATGTTGCATTGGCTCCAATTTAATTTATAATTATATTGTTGAGAATAAAAAGTATACAATTTGTATTGATGCTAGTGATAGAGCTGATGTTGGTGATGGGGTATTTCATAAAAAAGAAAAGGTAATAACTTTGATGAGATGGATTAATAAAGCTATTAAAAATAATAATTTGAGATGGGAGCCAGTTCTAGATAGAGGAGAAGGTTTATAAATAAAAAGCTTCAGAAATTAGTTTCTGGAGCTTTTATTCTTTAAAAAATTCACAACAAATTCACTAGCTTTTTCAAATTCTACTTTTATAGATTGATTTTCTTCTTTAATATGTTTTTTTCTAAATCGTAATTCGAGTGCAGAAGCTTTATCATGAGAATGATTATAGCTTTTTTCTTTATATTCCATTATCATGCATTCTACAAACTCATGAATAACTGTTGCAGCAAAATCATTTGGCAAAAGATTACTATCAATCCATATTTCTCCTTCTGGGACATAAGCATATCTTCCTGGGTTACCACCACTGACAAAATCAATATCTATGTCTGTTCTTATTAAATCTCCATTTACTTCATATACATTATACAAGCCAATAAATTTACCAATATGTTTAATTTTAATTTTATCTATTAGATTTTTATTTAAATCGGATGCTTTATTTTTTCTATCTTTATAGTATTCCAATCTATCTTTTATATTGTAAGTCGTTTTTGGAGGAGTTGTAGACTCAAAGTTATCTGCTAATTTTTTAGCATCTTTTTCGCTTGTTAAATCTTCTTTCATAATTTTATTTCTTTTTTATAAAAATCTTTTTCCAAAATATTTCAAATATTAATCCATATAAAAATTTTATAATTATAAACATAATTATATCTATAATAAATAGGCTCCAAATTGTGTAATTTAAGAAAAAGATATAATTTATTCCAAGTACTATGGCAATATTAAAACATGATAGCATAATCATTTGAAAAAAATGCCAGGCATCTGTTAACCATGAAAAGACTGTTGTGCTTCCTAAGAATGCTGGACCTTTTGATGGGTCACAATTTTTGTATTTATTTTTCCAACTTATTAAAGGATTAAACCAATTTTCATGTTTTTTAAATTTAGAGAATACTGACTGATAGAATTTAAAAGATATTACATCCATTACAGCATCACTTATAGCTGCGATTATTAATAAAATGGCAATAATAATACAAGTTATCATTTTTCTTTTAAACTTCTTATTGGATTTATTATGCAAACGAAAATAATTACGAATAGAGCAAATATGGCTAAATATATTAATCCAGAATAAAATAGAATATTCCATATTACTGCACTACTATCACCATATTGAATACCCAAGGCACCTGTTATTGCTAAAATCATAAAGAATATTAATCTGGTTATATGGTGGAAAATCAGCATTTGCAATGCAGTTCCAAAAAACGTTTTGCAGTTTCTTTCTTTATATTTTTTAATTATTTCTAAAAATTTTTTCATGGGAATATCTTTACTATAAATATTAACTTTTTTTTATATTTTTCGTATAAAATATGTAATATAAACTTTATTTTGAAATATATGGAAAAACAAAGAAAATTAATATTAATAAAGAAGTTACCAAATTGTCCTAAAGGCAGAATATTTAAAGAAGATATTAATGGCAATTTTTATTACTCAATGACTGATGAAGAAGTCATTGAAGGTAAATTAAAAATGTATAATTTTACAAAAGAGGAAGTAATAAATAACCCAAAATGGTTTTTAAACACATATGCAATTTGTAACAAATAGCCAAAAAATACGTATAATTAAATAAAAATTTACACAATAAAATGGAATACAAAGGTAAAGTATATGCAAAAATCGGTGGAAAATACATCGAATGCACTGAAACAATTAATGATTTAGAGACAAAAATAGAACAACTTACCATTGTAAGGGAAGACAAAAATGGAAAGTCAATAAAGGAAGGGCAACGTTTCAAATTTAAATTTATGAGAGAACTTCATGAACACAAAGAATTAATTGGGTCATTTGATTGGAATGATGAAGAGTTGAGATATGAAATTGACATCTGGAATGATAATGATTATGTTTGTTTGTCATACGTTGGAAATGGGGTCATGTACGATTTTGAATTGCTTGCATAAAATAAATAATGATGGAAAAAATAACTATTTATAAATTTCAACTTGAATCCATAAAAGAAGCATTAAGGCTGGTCTCAAACACATATGGATGCGAAGATAAAAAAACTTGCATGGACAGGATGGTTGTACAAGCTGAAGAATATGCCAAAAATGCTCTTAATGGAGAAAAAGATAAAATTGTACGATATATTTAATAAAATTATTATAAAATATAACAATGAAAAAAAATAAAGAGTCCAATAAAAATGTGCTGGCTAGAACTACAATGTCGAAGCCATTAACGTTCGGAGAATTAAAAGTATACGAACATTTTGTAGATTTTCCAATAGATGGAGATGATAGTGGACATGGAGGATTTCGTAAGGGAGCTTATGTTTTTAAAAAGACAGAACCAATTCCAACAGAGTGGGAAGGCGTCTTTGAAAATGCTTTCAGGCTAATAGATGGAAACAGGTCTCATTTTTCAGACACAATGTTGGTATATAAAGTAATGCTATAATTATACTAGAAAATTTTAAAATACTTAAATATATGGGTTTAACTATAAATGATTTAGAAATAGGGCAATTTTACTATTATGGAAATTGTATTAGGAAATTCAAGTGTTTAGAAGTAAGAGAAGTAAAAAGTTTATTTAAAGACTATAAAAGAATGGAATATGAATTTCATAACCATGAAATGTATAAATTTAAAAAAAGTGTATTATAAGCATTTTTGATATTTATATTAATTGGCGCAATACTGTAAATTATGGAAAAACTTAGTAACATCAGAGAATTTGGAAGATATAAAAATATCCAAACAGGAAATGAATATAACATAAAAAAGGGAACTAATAAACAAAGAGGAACTGATTTGATATTTTACTTATACAGAGGCAAAAGACAATTCATTTCTGATAGGGATTTTAACTCAATCTATAAAAAAGTATAGTAGTATTGTGTCTAATAGTTACAAATAAACACAGTAAAAGATATGAAAGAACAAATATTAAAAATAGCAAAAGACCTTGAACAAGGTTGTATAACTGAAATAGAAGCACAAAACTTTTTATTGAGTTTATTTGGTATTATAAACCAGGTTTGTGACACGAATGATAAATTAGATTTTTTCGCTGGAATTTGCTGTGGTATTCCAGTTGCTTTTGTTGGGTCTGGCACTTGGCAATGTGAAATTTGTGAAAAATATCATACGCCACAACAAATGATGAAAAGTGAAATTGAAAGAATTAAACAAACTTGTTTATAACGGTTGGTCGTAATAGGTATGTAAAATTTACGGATATGATGCACGGAAAATGTAATTGTGGAAAAAAAGCAACAAGTGAATGGCTTATTCAAAGCAAGGGAACTGCTTGGACGATGAAATATTGTGATAAATGTAAATCTAAAAGAGAACAAGAAGGTTTAACAAAGATTTATGGCAAGTAAATTTTATTACCTATAATGGCTGCGTGTATGGAACGTTGTTTATGTATAACTTAATTAGAATTACAAACTTAAAAATTATTTACGATGAAAAATACGAAGAACAAACAGCAATGTGCTATACGTGATGTTAGCAACAGTGTTGATTTTTGGAAAGATGCACAGGAATTTTTAAAAAGTCAATTGCCTGATGACTTTCAACAAAAACTAGATAATTATGTAGCAAAAAAAGGCTATAATAGCAACGAATGTAGGCTTTTTAAAAGTATGCTTACTGAGGCGGTTGGTTTATATGGAAGTGTTATGGTCATAAAACATTGTTGCTAACGGTTCTCAGATATAACCAGTTTAGGAATTGAAATACAAAAACTTAAAATATGATAAAAAGATTATTAGAAAAACTTAACTTGATTAAATCACAGAAACCTAAATTGGTTATATCTGATGTTATAATCAGTACGGATAAATTGACGGAATATCAATTGGAAATACGAACTCGTTTAAGAGAAAAATTTAATGGCTTACAGATTGAAATTGTTAAGGGAGATAGATTAATGGTAAATGGTATTATTATAACTGGTGGTGTTTTAATTTGGGATTCAAGAAATCGAAAAGATTATGATAATGACATTAAATTTTTCTCAAATGAGATAAAGCTACAATATTTAGACTGGAGGAAGTTTTGATTATAACGGTTGAGTATATGAATAGTGGTGGTTCGGTGAGACTTCGAGTAGTAGGTTCGAGTCCTAAATTTCAGGTGAGACTTCGAGTAGGTGGTTCGACTCCACATCACCATTATTTATATACTTTGTTATAAAATCGTTTTAATGTTTTATAACGGTTACAGATATATTCAGTTTTCTTAATTAATAACACAAAAATTAAATAAAATGAAAGATGTAAATAAAAACATAGGAGTTGATGACTCAGATAAAAAATTGAATATATCTGATGTTAGTAGTAGTTTTACTAAGGATGATTTGCAAAGAGCATTTTCAGCAGGAGTTCAATTAGGCGCTGATTATGGTGAGGATGGCGAAAATAGCGTATATGAGGACTTTAATAAGTGGTTTGATAGTAAATTTGATTGTAAATAAAATTACTACTAACGGTTGAGTGTATGAGTAGTGTGGCTTTGCACATACTTTCAACTTATAGATAAATTAATTTAGCCACATTACTTATACACTTTGTTATAGGTATGTAAAATTTACGGGTTATGAAATTTATAAAAAAACAATTATTACGAAGTTGGAACATTATCAAACATTATTGGAAAAGTATGTTTTTTGAGTTCATTGATGAAATGGAATTTACGTTATTTGGTAAATATTTCATTGGTGGGATGATGGGTATATTGTTAATTTTTTGGACGGTAATAATAATTGTTTTTTTACCGATTATATTGATTAGCTTTAAATATGATGAAAGTATTGGAATGTAGGTAGTAAATTTTATTACCTATAACGGTTGGGTATATGTGTTGTACGCCTGACCATAAAGTTTTAAAATTAAGTACGACACTTCATTGGCGTATAACATATATACCTTGTTATGTGCCGTTAAACTTAGAAAGATATGGCTTATTATGACCACGGAGCAGCAATGGGGAAAAAAGAGTGTGCCGACAAGTATGCTGAATTAAAAAAACACATTACTTCAAAAGACGAAAGTGGTAAATTGAATGAATGGTTTTTGGCACACAAACACATAGTTGATTTGGAAAGCAAACTTCAACAACAGGAAAAGCAGATTGAGGAATACAGAAGTTTTTTCTCATTGATGCGGAAGCTATTACCAAGAGTGCCGTCAATTCACGATGTTATCGGTTAATGGCACATAACTCGTGGATAATCGCACTTTAGTCTATATCTTATTGTGTTAATTATCATAATTTTAAAGTATAGAATATGGTTTTTATAAAAGAGTTTCAAGGGTATTATTTCGAAAATAAAAAATTATATTCTAAATTTGGTAGGCAAATTAAATTAACTATTTTAAATTACACAAAAGGTTATTGGATGAATAAAAAATTTATTACTTTAAATAAAATGAAACAATTGACTTTTTATAAAAAAGAAATGTTACCATTTTAAATTAAACCAAGATATATGTTAATAAAATTATCAGAAATATTAAAACAACAAGGATTATTTAGCCAGGATATCAAAGCTAGACTAAAGAATAAACAAATTTCTATTAATGGAGAGAGTATTTCTGAAGATATTAATATTGACTGTTCTATTATTAAGAATACTAAAAAAGATGCAACTGGGCAAGTTTCTGGTTTGGCACCAAATCAAAATCCGATTGGCTTATATAATCATTTTATATCTTAAAAATTTTTTTATTTAATAATTTTTGTGTATTTTTGCCATTATGATTTATAAAGAAAAAATAACAAAAATTAGCAAACACTTATCTTATGTGTTGCGGCACAATCCATCTTCTATTGGAATAATATTGGATAAAAATGGATGGGCAGATGTAGATTTACTTATAAAAAAATCTCAAAACAAAATAGAATTCACATTTGAAGATTTAGAAGAAGTTGTAAAAACTTCTGATAAACAAAGATTTAAATTTAGTGATGATAAAAAGCTTATAAAAGCAAATCAGGGGCACTCAATAGAAGTGGATTTGCAATTATCAGCTATTATTCCTCCATTTAAATTATATCATGGCACAGCTCCAAGATTTATGCCTTCTATTATGAAAGAAGGGCTTAAAAAAATGAATAGACATCATGTTCATTTATATTCAGAAGAAAATATGAATAAAGCAAAAGACACAGGGTCAAGACACCAAAAAGGTGTTGAATCAGTAGTATTGGTGATAGAAGCAAAACAAATGTGCAATGAGGGATATAAATTTTATAAGACAGATAACAATGTTTATCTTACAGATGAAGTACCTCCAAAATATATAAAAGTTTATGAGAAAAGAAAAAATTAACACTTTCGTTTTAGTAATTGATGTCGAGGCTTGCTGTTGGATGTCGCCAATTCCAGTAGGAATGTCAAAAGAAATAATTGAAATCGGTATCGCACAAGTCGACTATTTTTCAAAAGAAACAATAGGGTCAAGAAGCATAATTATTAAACCGCAGTTTTCCGAAATAAGTCCGTTTTGCACAAAGTTAACTACCATCACCCAAGAATTAGTAGATAAAGAAGGAATATCTTTTAAGAAGGCATGCAAAATTTTGGTCGATGAGTATCAAAGTGACCGACGCATGTGGTTTAGTTGGGGAGACTATGATAGAATTATTTTAGAATCAGAATGTTATGAAAAAAAAATAAAATATCCCTTTGGAAAAACACATTTTAACCTTAAAGAATGGTATGCTTTTAAAAGAGGAGAAAAGACATCTACAAGTGTATCAAATGCACTTAAGCAGTTGGGTTTAGAATTTGATGGTGTTATGCATCGTGGAGTCGATGACGCCAGGATGACAGCCGAAATTTTGAAGCGTCTTATTTAAAATATATTCAATATTATCTTTATAAGAAATCCTAATAAGTGGAATATTGTTTAATTTACAATATTCTGTTTTTATTTTATCTCTTTTTTGTATAGATTTTAACCCATCTTCACCGCCCCAATGTCCAATGGGTTTAAAGTGTTGCTTTCCATCAAATTCTATACACGTGTTAAAATGTGGTAAGTAGAAATCAAAGGGCAATTTATTTATATTTTTACAATCATCAAACATTTTTTGTTGTATAAATGAAATGTTTAATTTTTCCAAAAAATTTTTTATTTCTTTTTCTCCTTTTGACTCGTCGGAAGAAGAGCAATTCTTACATCCATAAAACATATGATTGTGCGGAGTTTGTTGAAAATATTTTTTGCATTTTTTACAAAAAATATCAACTTTAACATCCATTCTTTTATAGTTAACACTCGAATAATCATATTTATCACCATGTTTTTTAATGGCTCTGTTAATAAATTCTTCTACAGATAATGTGTGGGCTTTTTTTGAACATTCATTACATCCCCATCCTTTCATATGGGAAGATGCGACCTGTACAAAAGTATTATTACATTTTTTACAAAATATTTTTACACTATGTTCTGCTCCATTATATATAGTTTCTGAATAATCATATTTATCTCCGTGAATGGCTTTTGCTTTTTCTACGAATTTCTTTTGAGTAAATTTAGCAGCTATTGAACATTTGGGGCAATTTTGTCCTGCCATGTGCATGACTGGAGTTTGCTCAAATATCCCGTGTTCTTTACAAATTATTTTTACTTTTACTTTGCTACCAACATATTCGACCAATGAATAATCACACTTATCTCCATGAATATCTTTCGCTTTTTGTATAAATTCTTCCGTATTGCTACGTATTGAATTTATATGGCATTTTTTACATCCGCTACGACCCAGTAAATGAGTTGACGGTTGTTGTTCAAACTCTCCGTGCTCTTTGCAAATAATTTTTACTTTTATTTTGTTGTTTACATATTTAACCAATGAGTAATCAAATTTATCTCCATGAATTTTTTGAGCTTTTTCAATAAACTCTTTTGTTGTTAATTTTTCCATATTATTTTTTATTATTTTGAGTCCATTCTTTTATGAATAACTCTATTAATCCTGATTTGTTTATTGCATTTTCTTTTGCAACTTTATTAAACTCTTCTATAACATTTTTACTAATAGAATAATTTACTTTTATTTTAGTTAAATATTCGTTTTTCATTTCTTCATTTTTATATAAATATGAAGAAATTTTGTTTTTTCAAAAAAAATTAATAGTTTTGTAAAACTATTTTTATTTTATAAAATTTATATTTATTTTTGAAACTTTTTGTTTTTTTTATCGTATTAGTTAGAAATTTAAATTAATTAGTATGTCAAATTTTAGTGTTTTAGTGATAGGAAAAAATCCTGAAGAGCAACTTGCACCATATGATGAAAAGAATAAAAAATATATACAATTCATTGATAAAACTGAAGAAGCGGTAAAAGATTATAAAACAAAAAAAATTAGAGAATTTTGGTGTTCCTCTTATAATGAATCAGGAATGGAAATAACGAAAGAATTTTATAAAAAACTTTCAAATACTAAAATTGGAAATGAGTTTGACCAAGACATTAAAAGATTAAGTCTTGGCTCATATTATAAAAAAAATGGATGTTATAGAGGATATTATTATATTCCAGGCATTAAAAAAGAAATAAAAGGATATTACTGGTTTAAAGTTTTATCAATTATAGAAACAACACATCCAGATAAGAATGTTTGTTTTGAAGGCAAAATTAGAATCAAAAGAATAGCATGTCCTAAACAAATCCCACTTAAAAATAAATATAGAACATTTGAGGAATATGCAAAAAAATATGAAGGATATGAAGAAAAAAATGGCAGATTTGGATATTATTTAAATAAAAATGCAAAATGGAATTGTGCCAATTTAGGAGGAAGTTATTCTGGATATTTTAAATTAAAGCCAGGGATGCTTAGAACACAATGTTTTATTATACATTCTGCAAAGTCTGGAACAGCTGATAGGGCTTTTAAAATGAACATTGATTTTGATGCAATGTATGAAGAAAAATTAGAAGAAGCTATTAATTTATATGAAGAACTTAAGAAAAATTCAGAAAAGAATCAAAATAAGTCTTATCATAGTTATATAGAAGAAAAATTAGATGGAAGAGAAGTTTTTTTAGATAAGCATGCGTCTATCTCTACTTTTGCTGTAGTAAAAGACGGAAAATGGTATGAAAAAGGGGAAATGGGCTGGTGGAAATTTGTATCTAATGAAAAAGAACCCAAAGATTGGAATAAAGAATTTAAAAATTTACTTGATGAAATTCCAGATGATACCATGTTAAGTATTTATGATTGTCAAATTTAATTAAAATAAATTATTAATTTAAAAATAGAATTATGTTATTTGCATTTGGAACATTATGGTTTTGGTTGTTAATTATATTAACATTCATATTAATAACTACGTTTGTTGAAAAAGAGGAACAAAGTGGTACGGGAGCTACGATTATTCTTATAATATCAGTTTTCTTAATTGGAATTTTTGGGAATTTTGAAAGTTTCAAAAATATTTTTAATTATGCTGTAACTAATCCGTGGACAGTATTGGGGTTTTTTGCATTATATGTAGTATTGGGCATTGTTTGGTCATTTTTTAAATGGTATTTTTATCTTTCTACGATAAAAGAAGAAGTAAAAGAAAAAAAAGAAAATTGTATTAAATTTTACAGACAAGAAATTGATATAAATCTTTCAGTAAATAAAAACAGAGTAATAGTTTGGATGAGTTATTGGCCATTTTCTATAATATGGACATTAATTAATGACCCCATAAAAAAGCTATATCGATATATTTTACACAAAATATCAGGATTATATCAAAAAATATCTGATAGAATGTTCAAAGAATTTAATAATACAAAATAAAAATCAAATATATGTTAGACCAAAAACCGTTAAATAGAATTTTGTTTCTAGATATAGAAACAACTAGTCAAAAAGAAAATTTTTCTGAATTGACAGAACGTCAACAGGAAATTTTTTTTAAGAGATTTAAGAAAGACTTTGAACCTAGAATAAATACAAAATATTTGGAATTTCTTAACAACAAATCTCTAAAGAAAGAAGTTTTAGCTACAGAAGAGGTTACAGAAGGAGGTAAAAAGAAAAAATCCACAAAAAAAGTAAGTATACAAGATTTAACTCCAGAAGAAATTATGAAAGGAATTAAATTAGAAGTTGGAAATGAGTTATATAATATAAAAGCACCAATATTCCCAGAATTTGGTAGAATCCTTTGTATTTCTGCAGGAGTTATTTGGAAAAATGAAGCAGAAGATTTTTATAATATTAAAATTATAACTTTTTCAAATGAAGATGAGAAAATTCTTTTAAGCGATTTCATTAATCATGAAAAATTAGGAGCAATTTTAGATAAAAAAGCTAAAGAATCTTGGGCATTCTGTGCGCATAATGGTAAGATATTTGACTTTCCTTTTATAGCAAAGAGATTAATTATAAATGGATTTAAATTACCATATGCACTTGATTATGCACATATGAAACCGTGGGAACAAACGCATATTATTGATACAAAAGAAACGTGGTCATTTGGAATATGGGATGCATCAGTTAGTCTTGATTCTCTTTCTGATATTTTTGGAACGGCTTCATCAAAAGATGATATTGACGGTAGTCAAGTTAAAGATATTTTTTGGAAAGAAAAAGATTTACCGAGAATTGCTATATATTGTGAAAAGGATGTTGTTGCATTGGCTACAAATTATTTAAGGATGAAATCCATGTCTGAAGAAGTTAGAGTTTTTAAACAACCCACCCAAAACTCTCCAGAGGCAGAAGTTTAAATATCAAAAAATATAAAGCCTTGGATTTGTCTAAGGCTTTTTTATACTATTTTTGTATAAATTAACATAATATAGTAAAATGACAAGAAAAGATTATTATCAAATTTTAGGGGTTTCAAAAGATGCATCTCAGGAAGAAATAAAAAAGGCTTATAGAACTTTAGCTAAAAAAAATCATCCAGATAAAGGAGGAAATGAAGAAATATTTAAAGAAATAGGGGAAGCATATGCCGTTATTGGTGATATAGAAAAGAGGAAAAGGTATGATTTGGGTGATTCTGAAATGGGACAAGGATTTCCAGGAGGATTTCCAAATGGATTTGGCGGTGGATTTAGCATGGATGATATACTTAATCAATTTTTTGGGGGACGTAGAAACCACGCTTCACAACCTCAAAAGGGCACAGATTTAAAAATAAAATTAAAATTAACTTTACAAGAAATTTTTACTGGAATAACAAAAAAATTAAAATATAGAAAAGAAGTATTATGTAAAACTTGCAATGGAACTGGTGCGGCAAATGAGTCCTCTGTAAAAACATGTCCAACTTGTAATGGGTCTGGTCAAGTACAACATGTAAAAAACACTATAGTTGGAACAGTAGTAACTCAAGAAGCATGTTCAAGTTGTGGAGGAACTGGAAAAATAATTCAAACAGTTTGCCCTTCTTGCAATGGTAAAAAAATAGTTTTTCATGAAGAAATAGTAGATTTAGTAATTCCAAAGAGTGTAAAAAATGGAGATGTATTATCATTTGCTGGTGCTGGAAATGTCTCAAAAAATGGCGGGATAAATGGTAATTTATTCGTTATTATTGAAGAGGAATTTAATGAATTTGTAGCTCGTCGTGAATTTGATTTGTTTACAAAATATGAAATAAGTATATATGAAGCAATTTTTGGTAAAGATTTGGAAATGAAAACAATTGAAAATGGAATTATAAAAATTGCTATTGCTCCAGGAACACAAAGTGGAACTAAACTTAGAGTTGAAGGTAAAGGATTGTATAAAGCAGGAACAAATATCAGGGGTGATATGTATATTGATATAATTGTATTTATTCCCAAAACATTATCAGACAAAGAAAAGGAAATTTTTGAAGCTCTTAAAGATTCAGAAAATATTAAACCTAAAAAATAAATATATGAAATTTAAATTAAATCGTAATAGCACCTTAGATGACCTATGTAATCAATTTACGGGATTATCTATTGTGAGTTCTGCAGCAGGTGATGGCAAAGGATTGTTTCTATCAAATCTGGCTGAAATATATTCTAAAAAAAGAAAAAATGTATTATTTCTATCGCCTTGGGGCTTTTCAAGTCTCAAAAGCAAGTGTACTATTGTAAATATCTCCAATGTTAATAAAGACTTATTTAATTATTTAAATGTTAAAATAAAAGAAAAAAATAAACTTGATTATATAATTATTTATGATGTATATTATATGGAGAATAAAGAATTTTTTATGAAAATTAGGGATTTTGCAATTGAAAATAATATTTGTGTTATTATGGGAATTAATACAATAAAACAATATTCACCTAATCAATTAGATTTATATGGTTTGCCTAATACCATAAAAATGGCACATATAGCAGATTTTATTCTTGGATTAAGGAAACATACTTCAAACAAAATTATAAGTAAATTTAAAAGAATAATTCAAAAGATATTTGGTAAAAAATATAACATTATTTTAAATTTAAAAATTTTAAAAAATAGAAATGGCCAAAATAATCTAAGTTTTTTTGCAAAAATTAATGAAAATAAATTAGGGATGAAAATTACAAAATAATTAAAGTATGAGTGTATATAAGTACTTAGTAAGGCCAGATAATAAAACCATTTATGAACTTGGGAAAACAACTGGATGGAATGACACTTTGGGAATATTTAAAGTTAAAACAAATATGAAATTGATTCCAAATAATAAATATGCAGAAGAAGAATTTATTGAGACTTTTAATGTTTGTGATACAGAAATGCTCGAAATTGTTTTTAAAGAACATATTAAAGAAAATAATTATGAAAAAGGTACATTAGAAGATACAGAATTTGTTAAATATGTAATAAATTCAATAATAAATTTTTGTGATGGAAATATAGTTTGTATGTTATATGAAGGAAGTGATACTCTTGTGGAGTTGAAAAGAGACTATGGGTTTTCTATTGTTGAAAGTATATATAATTATAAAAAACCATGAGTACATTTTATTATTTGGTAAGAGTTGACAATAAAACACTTTATGAACTGGGGAAAAGCAATTGGTATGGTGATTTTGATATTTTTAAAATAGAAAAAAAGAAAAAATTATTACCAGATTATACTCTTGACGAAGAAGAGGAAAATAATGCTTTTTTGTATAATTTTAGTGACAAGGAGCTATTATCATTAACCCTTGAAGCACATTGGCCAAGTACAGAAACATCAGAAGAATTTAGAAAATTTGTGTTAGATGGAATATTAGAGTTTTGTGGAGGGGAAAGCGTATATTTGATACATGATTGTGCTGATTTTTATAGTATTTTAGTGCATGACAAAGGATATATTCAAATTGGCAGTATATACACAGATAGTTAAAGATGTTTGAAACAAAATGTAAAAAAAATCGTATAAAAGAATAAAAAGAATAACGATGAATATACAAGAATTAAAAGATAAAAAACTAATTATATTTGAATCATATAGAGGGTCTTTTGTATATGGGACTTATATTGAAGGGATATCTGACAAAGATATGTGTGGCGTATATATTCAACCATTAGAAGATATTATGGGGTATAATAAATATATTCCACAAGTTCAAGATGAAAAGGGAGATTGTGTTTACTATGAAGTTGGAAGGTTTCTTGAACTGTTAACATTAAACAACCCCAATATTTTAGAAATTTTAAATATTCCAGATGAGTTTATTGTTTATAAACACCCCGTTTTTGATTTAATTTTAAGAGAAAAAGAGAAATTTATTACAAAAAAATGTTCTGCAACGTTTGGCGGATATGCCTACGCACAATGCAAAAAAGCATCTGGGCAAGACAAAATGATGAATTGGGAAAAATCCAAAACAATTAGAAAGGGACTGATTGATTTTTGCTATGTAATAAATGGAAGTGAGTCTAAACCTTTGAAGAGTTTTTTAAAAGAAAACGGAATGGAGCAAATTTTCTGCGGCGTTGTAAATGTCCCAAATGCAAAAGATGTTTTTTCTCTTTTTTATGATTGGAAAGCTCATAATTGCTTTGCTAAGTCAATGGATAAAGATGATAAAGAACACAACAAAAAAGTTTTCAAAGGCAAAGGGGAAACAGTTGGGTTGGGATATAAAGGACTAAGTAAAGAAGGTGTGTCTAATAGTATTAGGCTAAGTTCAGTTCCTAGGACAGAATCCTCATTGTGTAATTTTATATATCAAAAAGACTCATATTCAAGTCATTGTAAGGACTATAAAAAATATAAAAATTGGATAAAAAACAGAAATATTCAACGATGGATTGATGTTAAAAATCATGGACAACTTGATAAAGAAAAAAACTCAAAGATTGATGCAAAGAATCTTCTTCATTGTGTGAGGATAATTGACATGTCTATAGAAATTTTAGAAGGGAAAGGGGTAATTGTAAGACGACCTAATGCACAAGAGTTGTTAAATATTAGAAATGGAGAAGTTGATTTATTTTCAATACTTAAATCTGTAGATGAAAAAATAAAAAAAACAAATGAATTATGTAAAACTTCAAAATTACCAGATATGGTTGATGAGTGTTTTGTAAATGAATTGCTAATTAATGTTAGAAGGAATTTTTACAATATTTAAAAATTCAGTATAATCTTTGTTTATTATAAAAATAAATTTATAGCCTTTTTTTATTGCAGCATCTCTTTTTATTATATTTAGGGCATACATTTTTTTAAAAGTATATGATGATTTAATTTCAATAATCATATTGTGCCCCATTAAATAAAAATCAGAAAAATAATAATGATGTTTATTATTGTTTATGTACTTTATTCTTTTACCTTGTTGTATTGGAATGCTTTTAATATGACACATATCTAAAAAATCTTTTTCATATGTACCTCTGTAATATAAACCAGTTTCAGCATGAATTTTGATTACATACGATGACTTTTGCTGTTTTAGAAATATATTCGGGTTTTGCATTGGACAATTAACACCATACCTTTTTATATTCGTTTTTAGTGTTTTCTTTTTTACATCCTCATTTTGTAAAGCAGATTTAAACCCATATCTTTTTATATTTGTTGATTCCTTTTTAGCTTTTACTTTAAAATATTGTGATGAGTGTGCAACCCCATACTTTTCTATGCTTGTTTTTATAGCTTTAGCTTGATTATTATAGTTTTCAATTCCATACTTATTCAACAAAATGCATTTAACTTTATTGCCAAAGTCACTTAATTTAGAAGGGTGGTCAACGCCATATAGTTTTATGCAAGTTTTTTTAGCCTTTTCTCTGTTGTTATAATTTTCATCATTATATTTATTTTTTTTTGTTTGCTTTGACTTTTCTTTAATGATATCACTTTTTGTATAATTATTAACATCATATTTTGTACGGCATGTTTTTTCTTTTTTTTCTAAAAAAGTATTACATTTAAAAAAATGTTCATCACCATATCGCTCCTTACAAGTTTTTTTTAATTTATTTTTTGAACATTTACCATTACAAGAATAATACCCATATTTTTTGGTGTTATTGTAATAATTTTCATATTTCATGATTTTAACATAGTGGCAAATGTCACATTCTATTTTAACTAATGCAGAACTACACTTTGTTAAATCTTTAACAAAAACGTCCAACATTTCGCCAACTATTGGAGTATAGTGCAATTTTTGATAATACTTAAAATTTTTGGGGTTTATCTTTATTTGTGTTTTTTCAGTTAATATCATAATTTATAATGTTTTATATTTATTTTAAATTTTCATGTTTTTCTAAGATTTCTCTTATTGTTTCTGAAAGTTTAATAAGTTTTTTTTCTTTATTGCTTCTTTTAAGAGTTTTGTTAATTAAACTATTGTACAATTCGTTTGAAATTCTAATGGTCAAATGTCTTTCTTTTTTCATATTTGTGCTTTTGTGTTACAATTATAAATATGAAAAAATTTTGTAAATTCGAAAAAAATATATAACTTTACTAAATTATTTTCGTATAAAACAATATAAATTAAACAAAAATGATACAGACAGCATATAACGGAAGTTTTGGGCTTGACGAAATAAAAAAAATTATCATAAGAAGTTGCGGAACAAATCAGATGTTCGAAATTAGACTTTTGAATAGTAAAAAGAAAATATTTTGTTGTAACCTTCATAGTTTTTTAACAGAGAGTCGAGTTGCAAAAAGTATAGAACAATTAAAAATTGGTGATAAAATATGGATTGATGTTTCTGTTTTCTCTGCAGATGGGTCTTTAAAATAAAAAAACATGAAAAAAATTAAAGAAATTGTTGAATTTGCTAAAATGTTTAAATTAAATATTCCGATTGAAAAATATTTCGAATATTATATTCAAACTCTTTTTAAGTCTTTTGAATTTAAAGATATTATTTCTCTTGTAGATAATTATTCTGAATTTGAAGAATGGTTACAAAAAAGTGGATACAACAATGTAGGTCATTATAAAATGGGGACAGTATATGGTTTACTTAAAAATCATTTGGAATCATCAGAATCTTACAAAAGATGTCAAGAATTTGATTATTCTAAAACTAAATTGTTTACGAAAGACTATTTAAAATTGTATGAAGGTAACTTTATGTTATCCTTAGACTTTTCAAGTGCAAATTTTCAATCTATGAAAATATTTGATACTGAAAATGAACTAAAGTCTAGTTGGGTTGAATTATGTGATTCATTTAAGATTCATCCCATGATTTCATCTAGTAAAAGTTTCAGGCAAGTTGTATTTGGCAATTTAAACCCAAAGAGATTTCAAAAAATTCAACATTATCATATGCTAAAGCTGGTTGAAGAATTGGAAGAAATTTTTCCATCGGAAAATATTATATTTATTTCTCATGACGAGTTGGTCATGAATTTAGGGGATAATAAAGAAATTGCACATGAACGGATTGAACAGATAATAGAAGTAGTTAAAACAATTAAAGAAAAACGCTTAAGTGATAGTAAAACTTGGATGAATGTTAACCCTACTATCTTTAAATTGCAAAAAATATCAAAGGATATATATGTGAAAACTATTTTTTCTCAAACAATGGTTGGGCTGGTTAATGGATACAAAACATTGTTTGGCTGTCCTGGAAATAAATACTATATAAATTTTAAAGAATATATTCTTGAAGAAGATATTGAAGAAAGAGATTGCCTTTTTATGCTCGATAATAATATGGCTAAATGGGTTCTCTGAAAACTTAAATTTTTTTATATGACAGTTAGAGAAAAATTGGAAAGTATGTTATGTGAACATGAAATGTTTGCACAACAAGCCCAAAAAGTAATGGATATTGCAATTCCAAAAATAAATGAATTTTCAGGGGAACTTGAAATTACTTGGGATTCTGATTGGGATGCTTATGAAGATGAAATGTATGAATTTTTGTACAACATGATTAAACCAGAAGCTTTGGCTTGGATTAATGAACATGCTCCAAAAGCTTGGTATAGAGAAAATTTTATTGATTAATTAAAAAAAATAAACATTTATTTAAACTTAAAATTATGCAGCAAACATTGAAAGATAGGTTGAAAGACGATTTGAAAATAGCTATTAAAACCAATAATGGGATAAAAAAAAATTTATTAAAAGTTGTTTTATCTGAAGTAGCATTAGAAGAAGGTCGTGGAAAAGCTGATTTCTACCTTAATGATGAAGGAATAACAGCAATTTTGAAAAAAATTAAAAAGAATCAGGAAATTATTAAAGAAGAGTGTGAAATGTGTAAAAGAGAAATTCCTGAAAATGTTTGCAAAGAGATTGAAATTCTTGATACTTATCTTCCACAACAAATGTCAGAAGACCAAATGAAAATGTTGATTTCAGATATTATAGAAGAGCTTGGAGCTTCTTCTATGAAAGATATGGGAAAAGTAATGGCAAAATTCAATTCTGAGTTTTCAGGAAAAGCTGACAATAAAATTGTTTCTCAAATTGTAAAAAATAAATTGAATGGATAACCTTGACAAATTTTTAGGATGTTTTGTTGGTCTTGCTGTTGGAGATGCGCTTGGCACAACGCTTGAGTTTACTTCTTATGAAGAAGCTCAAGCAAATCCAGTTTCTGATATTGTCGGAGGAGGACCATTTAAAGTGCCAGTTGGGTGCTGGACAGATGATACTTCTATGGCATTATGTATTGCCGATAGTTTAATTGAAAAAAGGCAGTTCGATGCTGAAGACATTATGACAAAATTCGTCAACTGGTATCACCATGGATATAATAGTCCAATGGGTTATTGCTTTGATATAGGCATGGCTACAGTAAAAGGAATAAAACATTATGAAAAAACAAAAAACCCTTATTCAGATGACAAATATGCAGCAGGAAATGGTGCAATAATGAGATTAGCACCTATTCCTATGGTATATTATAATAATTTAACAAAATGTAAAGAGTATTGTGAGCTAAATTCCAAGACCACACATGCATCTTATCAATCAATAGGATGTTCCGTTTTTATGGGATGGATAATAGCTAATTTATTAAATGGAAAATCTAAAGATAATGTTTTAGGTGGACCTTCTGTTGAAGAGTGGGCATCTTGGGAAATGGATGAAGAGATGTCTCATCCGTTGGTTTGGAATATTATAAATAAGAAATATAAAGAAAGAAAACCTGGAATACCTGGGGGAATAGTTGGAAGTGGATATGTTATTAGTTGCTTGGAATCAGCGTTATGGGCTTTTGAAAGTACTGATAATTTTAAAGATGGAGCACTAAAGGCTGTAAATCTTGGGAACGATGCAGATACAACTGGTGCTGTTTATGGACAAATAGCTGGGGCATACTATGGACTCAACGGTATTCCTAAAGAATGGGTTGATAAAATTATTAAAATTGATGAAATAAAAACTAAAGCTAGACAATTATATGAATTGAGTAAAAATGTATCGTCTTGATTTTGAAAATGAACAATTAGTAGAATATGAAGGAACAATCGTTTTTGACCCCAGAGCTCTTGTTGACCCATCAGAAAAAATGTTTAAAAAATGGTGGGTTATTGTTACTTTAGGAGAAAATAATAATTTTGGTGAATATTATTCTTGGTTCTATGAAAAACAGCATGGAATAAAACTACAAAAACCAGCGTTTGGCTCACATATTAGTGTTATTAGGGGGGAAGAAACAAGTGCTGATAACTGGGAAAAATTTAAGAACTTATATCATAAAAAAAATGTTAAATTTATTTATGAACTTTCTCCGAGAACAAATGGAATGCATGTGTGGTTAAGAGTTAGGTGTGATGAATTAAAGGATTTAAGAGAACAGATGGGGTATCCTAAAGATGGAAAATGGGGACTTCATTTAACGCTTGGAATGCCGACTCCTATTTATCTTGAAAGGAATTATGCAGTCTGGAGGATGTATCAAAATTGTGGTAGAATTTGTTGATTATTCAAAAATTTTTTATATATTTGTCAAAAAATAAAACATGAATTGGTTTAAAAGAAATAATCACAATAAGCTCGCTTCTTCTGGCGTGTTTGTCACTGAAACAGATTTGAGTGTAACTACAGTCAAATCAACGATGCCAAATATTGTTGTTGGTAAAACAAGCAAAGGTCCTGTTAATGAACCAATAATAATATGCCCAAAAACTAAACCAGTAGAATGGTATCAATTTTGGAGATATTCTGACAGAAAAAAATACAATAAAGAAGTTGCGGAGTGTCTTGAAAAATTTCATAAAATATTTGGAACTGTAGAAACAAAAAAATAAAAAATTATGTCAAATTTTTTAGCATTAGCAGCTGCCGTTGCAGCATGTCCAGAGTTGTTTAGCCCAACAGGTAAGAAGAATTTTGATGAATATCCTTCTCTTAAAACGGATAAGGAAACCCCAGAGGATTGGTGGAATTCTTTAAATTGTAGTCAAGCAGTAGATGTTGGAGGATTTGCAGTTCATATGAGAATAATGACGGCGAATTGCCGCTGGGGATGTGGTAATTTTGAAACAGAAGCTAATATTCCATATTCTACATTACCAAAATCACAAAGAGATAGAATAATAAAATGTTTTAATAGGAGAAATGATGATTTTGTAATGCTTGATTTAGCTAGTATGTTAAAATTTTAATTATGAAAAAGAAAGAGATAGAAAAGAAATGCAAAAATTAAGAGAAGAAGCTTTTGAACAAGGTGTCGCATTATTAATGAAAAAAAGAAAATCATGAGTTGGGGAGTTCAATTAAGCACAGATGTCTTTGTTTCTGGGGTAAGAAAGGCAAGTGTAGAAGATACAATAAAGAGAAATGAGGATTCAATTTCAATGTTTGAAAAAGAAATTCTTATGATGGTATCATCAAATCCTAGAGAAATAGTTTCTGACGAAAGTAGAGAAGATGGCTCTGTAATAGAGGATTTAAGAATTAAGGCAGAAGAAATATTCCGTGATTATAGGAGTCTTATAAGTCAAAATGCAAAATTATATATAATATCAGAAGAAATTGATAATGCCGAGGATTGTTAAAACATTTTTTATTTTTTTTCGTATAATTTAGAAAACAGATTTAATGGCCAAATTTATATTAAAATCTAAAATTAATGCTTTACTAAAAAATAGTGGTAAACCACCAATAGTTGAAATTCTCTTTTTGGGAACAGGCGGAGCTTTTGATGCGCTTGAAAAAAACTCAAGTGCTATTATTAAAACTGCTGCGGGTACCATTCTGATTGATTGTGGTTCTACCACATATTCTGAATTAAAAGCAAGAAATTTAATTGATAGCATTGATTATATTTTTATTACTCATTGTCATGAAGACCACATTGGAAGCCTTTCTACGCTTGTATATCATAAATATTTCGATAAGAAAAACCAAATTGCTAAAATTGAATGTATTCCTTCTTTAAAATCAAAAATTGAAACATATTTGAAAGATGTTTGCGGACATATGGAAGATAGTTATATAATAAACTCGAATCCTAATGTTTTATATAAAAATTTGAATATGATTATTCATAAAATTGATACTACAAATTATCATTATAAAGATTTTCCATCTGCAGGTTTTGTGTTTAATTTTAGAAAAAATAAAGAAGATTTATTCCTGATTTATAGTGGGGATGTTAATGTCCCAATAACAGAAATAATTAGCAAGACAGATTTAAAATTATATGAGTCATTAATTAAAGTGCCAGAAAATGTTTTTATTTTTCATGAATCTACATATAAGGATTTGTCACCTTTTTATCCACATTGCGAATATCAAAAATTAGAAGAATTGACAAATACTTTTCCAAACATATTCCTTTATCACAATAGCCAAAAGGAAATTAAAGGTATATTTAAAGAAATGAAGAATTCAAAAATAAAACTTGAATCCATAAAAAAAGCAATTGATTTGGACTTGGATAGAAAATTGTCTTTAGTTAAAAAGCACGAGACTAAAGAAAAATTAAGAATTCAAGCAAAGCGATTAAAAGATGAATTTGCTGAAGATTTTGAAAAAGTTTCATTAAAAACTAAAAATCTAAATATTATAGGCAAGGAGTTGATAATTCATGAAGAAATGGAATTATAAAATATAAATAAAATAGAATAATTATTAATTTTAAATAAACTTATATGAAAAAAGAATTTGAAAAATATGCTATAAAGCATAAGGGAATTAGTAGTTTAAATCTTCATAGATACAATACTGCAATGAATAATATTGTTGGTTGTAATTCAGCTGGTCCAGTTGCAATGACTCCGAATGTAATAGAGGAACGCAGAATGAATGCTATATCAATTTCTGTTTTTGATAGATTAATGGTAGATAGAGTTATATTTCTTGGTTTGCCTATTGATGATATTGTGGCAAACGTGGTAAATGCCCAATTACTATTTCTTGAGTCTATTGACCCAAAGAGTGATATATCTATTTATATAAATAGTGGAGGAGGCTCAGTATATTCAGGAATGGGCATTTATGATTTAATGCAATATATTATTCCAGACATTGTTACTGTTAATACAGGAATGGCTGCATCTATGGCGGCAGTTTTGTTATGCGCTGGTACAAGAGGCAAAAGAAGCGCATTAAAACATGCAAGAACTATGATACACCAGCCATCAGGTGGAGCATGTGGACAATCTTCTGATATAGATATTGCAGCAGAAGAAATAAAAAAGACCAAAAAGGAGCTTTATGAGATTATTTCTATTCATTCTGGGAAGCCATTTAAAACTATTGCAAAAGATTCAGACCGTGACCACTGGATGACTTCAAGTGAAGCAAAAGACTATGGCTTGATTGATAATATTTTAGAAAAGAAAAAACCAATTTAATAACATTTTAAATCATTATTTATGAGTTCTATAATATAATCTGTTATAGAGCTCATATTTTTTTGCTTTATCCTATTTAATATTTTATCTTTTTTATCTATTTCTATTCGCATGGTTATTGTGGTTTTTTTTCTGTTTTCTTTTTTACTTATGAATTTTCCATCCAATTCTGTTGCTATTGAATCTTTATCATAATTAAGTGTTTTGCACATATTTTCATACCATACATTATCAAAATATGGATTTTGTTTCCAATTAATATTTACTGGTTTAAAATCATTTTTTTTCTTTATTGCATTGTTCCATAACTCATGGAAAAAGCCTTTTTTATATTTAGGAGTAGATGCAAATATGGATTTTCCATTGTTTACAGATAAAGTCCATCCAGCGGCTGCCCAAATATCTTTGCTATGTGAAATATACTCAAAATTATTCATAAATAATAAATCAATCCTGTAACTTTTTCCTCCATTTGGAGTATCTCCCATGACTATTAATCTACTTTTATTTTTAAGTTGAATTTCTCTTTTGTTATTTATGAAAAATAATCTATTTTTTTTATTTTCACAAGATTCTTCTACATGCATAATAATATTTCTAACTGTTTGCAAAAAATTTTTTGCACTATCAATAGAATCATATATAGCAAGAATTGTTTTTTCATTATTTTTTATAAGAAGATATGCAGCATATATTGCAACTACTGTATCTATTCCAACTTGTCTACTTTGTTTAATAATTGTAAATTTATTTTTTTCAAAATTATTCAATATCTTTTTTTGATAATCAAATAATGTTATTTTTTCAGTTTTATTTTTATAAGGATTAAAAATATATGCGTATTTTTCTGCAAATTTTATAATTTCACTTTCTTTTTTCATTTTTTTTGTATTATTGTATTACATAAATATGTAAAAAATTTGTTTTCTAATTAATTTTTAATATCTTTGCAAATAAAAAATGAAAGAAATGAAGAAATTAGCTATTTACCCAGGAAGTTTTAATCCATTTTCAATAGGTCATTTAGATATTTTATTAAAAGCAGAAAAAATATTTGATGAAGTTGTTGTTGCAGTTGGGAATAATCCAGATAAAAAAAGTGGAGTTAATGTAATTGAAACTTTAAAAAGGAATCTTATTGGGAAAAATGTTGAAGGATTTGATGGATTCCTTGTAGATTATATTCATAAAAAAGAAGAAGAAGGGTATGATGTTACAATAGTGCGTGGACTTAGAAACGGAGCTGACCTTGATTATGAAATCAACACACTACGTGTACTTGAAGACCAAAATCCAAATATTAAAATGATATTTATTCCTTGTGATAGAAAATATGAGCATATATCATCTTCAATGATTAGGGCAATGGAAAAAATTAAATCTGGGTCTGCAAGCGAATATTTAGCTAAACCAGAGATGTTTAAAGAAAACAAATTGTTTGTTTAAAAAATCTAAATAGCAGTAAAAAATAATTTAAAATAATTTTTCTTTTAACGCATTAGCAATATCATCTTTATAACTTATTCTTATTAAGTTAATTCCATTTTCTTTACAATATTCGTTTTTTATATTGTCTTTTTCAATATTTTCTTTTAAAGCATTTTCTCCACCCCAGTAGTCAATAGAATTAAAATGCTGCTGGCCATCATATTCTATGCACAAATTTAAATTTACTAAATAGAAATCAAACCTTAGTTTTTTATTAGTCAATGGATTTATACATCCTTTGAAAGTTTTTTGTCTTTCAAAGATAAACTTATTTTCTGATAAAAACCTTTGTATTTTTTTTTCTCCTTTAGATTTATTTTTACAATGTGGACATCCTTTGTTTTGTAAATGATTGTAAGGCGCTTGGAAAAAGGCACCATGTTCTTTGCAGATTATTTCTACTTTGACTCTATTACCTTTATAATTAACTTTTGAATAATCATAAATTTCATCATGTGTGTTTTTTGCTTTCTCTATAAATTTATTAGTGTCATGTTTTTGCTTGTTGGCGTTATTCTCTATTGAACATTTAAGACATTCATGTTTTAAATGTGTATCTGTAGATTGATAAAATTCTCCATGAATTGGACATATTATTTTTATTTTTTCTCTTGGATTTTTATATTCTATTTTTGAATAATCATATTTGTTATTCCATTTTTTATTTGCTTTTTCTAAAAAACAAATAAAATAATTTTTAATCTTTTTTATATTTTTTTCACTTTTACATGAACATTTTTTGCATTTATGTCCTTCTAAGTGATGGTCTGCTCTTTGTTCAAATTCTCCATGTATTGGGCATATTATTTTTATTTTTGAATTTACGTTTTTAAAAACAGAAAGACTATAGTCATAAAAATTTTTATGTATTTCTTTTGCTTTTTTGATAAATTCTTCTTGAGTTATCTTTTTTACACCAGAACATGATGGACATTTTTGCCCTTGTAGATGTTTAGATGGAGATTGTAAAAAAAATCCATGTTTTTTACAATCTATTATAATTTTTGTGTGATTATTAATATATTTAACTTTATCATATATATATTTGTCTCCATGAATTTTCATAGCTTTTTCTACAAATTCTTTTGTTTTAAAATTTTTCATAATTATTATGTTTATTAGTAAATAGGAGAAAAATTTCGGTTTTTGATTTAATTTGGGGAATTGTCATTAATATATATTTTTAGGAAAGTTTTGACAGAATTAAAAAATAAATTAAAAATATCTTAATTTTTCCTTTATTTTATATATATTTATGTGTATATTTTTATTTTAAACTTAAAATTTTTAAAACTATGACAAAAGAAAAATTAATGGCATATTGCCTTAAAACCAAGAAAAAAGAAGAAATGCTTAAAGCAGAAATAGTAAAAACATCTAAAGGCGGGTACATGGCAAAAGGGGAAACTGCTGATGGAAACAAAATGTCTCTTATGATGTCAGAATCAACAGCATTAAAAGCCATTAAAGAAGGTGTAGCTAAAAAAGCTTTTTAATTATATCTTTTAAAATAAAAAGGGAGCAATTAGCTCCCTTTTTTTATAAAAGTAAAGTTTTGATTAAAGTATTGTTTTTAGATACTTTGTGCAAACTTTTACTTTTATAAAATTAAATTTTTTGAACAAATATTTCGATTAAAGGTTTACCATCTAATGAAGAAATATCATCATAAATTATATCAAATATCTCTAACCCTATAACTTTATTTTCTTTATCTTTTAGAACTAATCTTGAACCTCTCCCAAGTCCAGCAATTATTTTTTTGTTTGGTAAATCTAATTCTGAGTTTGTATAAGTAGAAAATATACGAATAGTTACATCATCATTTTGATTTTTAAGAGTAGATAATTTTTTTTCAAAGTTATCATAAATATTATCTAATGCTTTTTTAAGTTCATTTTCTTTTTCAGAAAAAGATTTTTCAATATCTTGTATTTTTTTATCAACTTCTCCTTTTACTTCTTTTTGAAGCGTTTCTATTTTTTCATTTTCTTCTTGTTTGTTTTTTTTCTCTATACTTTCTGTTTTTTCATGTACTTGCTTTTTTAAATCTACATTTTCCAAACTTCTTATTCCAGAATCATATTCTTTGATTAGGTTTAATATGTATTTATCTGTACCAATTTCAGAATCATAATAAGGTGTAAATTTTCTATTGTATTTTATAAAAATATTTTGTAGAGCATCAAATTCATGTCTATTATATTTTTCTAGTAAATCATCAATATACTGAATATTGTCTGGATTATAAATATTATACAAATCAGTTAATAAATTTCTAAAATTAATTTTTTCCATATGTTTTATAATTAATTTTTGTTTATATTAGTAATTGCGGTATTTAATCTATCTAACTCTCTTTTTACTATTGCAGCCTTTTCAAATGCCTCGTTTTCTATATGGTCTTTAAGCTGGGTTTGTAAAATTGCTATTTTATTTTTATTAATGTGTTCACTATTTTGGTTCCTTCTTACTGAAATTCTATCATTGTCATCTCTGTAATAAGCTATTTCACATATTATACATTGTAAAATTTCATACAGGTTTATTTTAGTAGAAGCCTCAAAATATGGAATTAAATTATCATCATCAGGCTCGTCGTCTCCATCATCATCGTCATCGTTTTCTTCTGGATAATCTTCATCCCCCACCTTTACATCTTTACAAACTTCTACCGATTTATTTTGTATAATTTCTACATCTTTTAATTCACTTACAGAGAAAAAACTTAATGGAATAAGAACATCAAATCCATCATTTGTTTTTCCTATTCCTACAAATACTGAAAATAAATCAATTGTATTGCCTTTGTCAAAAGTAAAGAGTTCAAATATTTTTGAAACTTCTAAATAATTTAATTTAAAATCTTCTTCATAAACAACTGGTACCTCATTCAATTTTTTTTCAAAGTCTTTAAGTTCTTTGTCATTTAATTCTTGATGGAAAATAATATCAAAAATGTCTTTTTCTTTAAGAATTAATTTAAATAATGTACCGAAGGTGAGACCTTCTTCTAACTCAACTTCACAAGCCAAGAAATTACTTAAACTCTTTATCCTTGTAGTCTTAACTTCTTCTCCTATTGCCTCTTCTAAAAAAATTTTTCCGCTTTTCTTAATTTTTATTACTTTCATAAATCAATTTTTTTATAAATAATAAAGTATTTTTAAATTTATAAAAAAATTTTTATTTTATCAATTGTTAAAGTATAACTTTTTTATTTTTGCAGGAGTGAAAAAAATATTTAAAATTTTGATATTTCATTTTTTTTTCATATATTTACAAGAAATTAATATTCGTTTGTATTTTTATTGAGATATTTTATGACCCATCGTCGAAGATGGCGCTTCCACTCAGATTCACAAGTATATATGGGGGCGTGCTGCATTAGAATAAAACATTGCAAATAAGAAAAGAATATTAATATAGCTTTAAACGGCGAAAATTTTATAAAAAAAGCAGCAGCTCTAGCTCAAATGAGTTACAGCCAAGCGCCTGTAAGCGTTCTTGTAGCGTAAGCAGGTAAGTAACCTTCAAACTGTTGTTTGAAGGTTTTTTTTTGAAACTTTTTTTTGTTTTTATCGTATCAATAAAAAACTTAAATTAACTTACAATGAAACAACTAAAAATAGCAAATCAAATTACAAAACGAGAAACAGCATCATTTAATCGTTACCTACAAGAGGTGTCAAAGTTAGGAAAAAACACAAATTTAACTCCAGATGAAGAAGTAGAATTAGCTTTAAAAATAAAAAATGGAGATAAAGAAGCAGAAACTGAATTAATAGAAAGAAATTTGAGGTTTGTCATTAGCGTGGCAAAACAATATCAGAACGAAGGATGTTCATTGGAGGATTTAGTGAGTGAAGGAAATATTGGGCTCATAAAAGCGGCTAGAAGATATGATTCTACAAGAGGATGTAAATTTATATCTTATGCTGTGTGGTGGATAAGACAATCTATAATGTGTTATCTAAATGAAAACTTAAAAGGTATACGACTTCCTCTTAATAAGATAGGGCAATTAAATAAAATAAAAAAAGTTCAAGATAAATTTGAACAAATTCATCAAAGAAAACCGACAACAGATGAAACTATTGAAATACTCGATTTTGATATTAGTCCCGAAGATTTTGAGAATATATTTTTGATTGACAAAGGATTTCAATCTTTAAACGTTGAAGTATCAAATAATAACTCAAAATTTGAGAGTTTTACTCTTGAAAATTTAATTCCTGATTATACCTTTAAAAAAACTGATGAAAAATTAGAAGATGAAGATTTAAAATTAGTAATCAATAATATATTAAATAATATGCCAAAAAATCATAGATTAGTTATTGAACTTTACTATGGATTAAATGGCCAAGAGCCAAAGAGTCTTGATGAAATAGGAGAGATACTTGATTTAACAAAAGAAAGAATAAGACAAATAAGAAAAGATGCTTTAAAAATTTTAAGTAAAAAAAGAAACTATAACTTAGTTCAATCTTATATTAAATAAGATAATAAATATATTAGCAGTGTTTTATAAATAAAAAAGAAAAAAAATTAAAAATATGAATTATATCGAAAAATTAAAAAAAGTTAATCTGAAAGAAGTTTTTTCTAAAGAAACTGAAGAAAAAATTGCCTTATTTTTTGCAAATTGTTGTTTAGATGAAAATCAACAGCAAGAATTATTTGAAATTTTTAAGAATATTAATGATGACTTATCATCTAAATATATGGATAGTGTTTTCGAAATGAAAAAGAAACTAGATGAAATGGGCTTTCTTAATAAAAAAGCAATTTACTGTAATAAAATTTTTTGTTATGGCAATTTGTCAATAGAAAAAAAGGAAGAGATAGCATTAAAAATCGACAAAGCTAATGATGAAAAAGAAATTAAAGAAATTTTTGAAAAAATAGTAAAAGAAATAGCGTGCCTTTCTTTAAAAAAATGTAAAAAATTAAAGATATGAAAAACATAGAGATTGAAAGAAAATTTATTGTATTGGTTGAAAATTTACCAGATTTGTCAAAGCAAGCTTATAGGGATATTAATCAAGGATATATTCAAAATTTTTTAGGAAGTAGTTATATATATAGGCTTAGGCAAGTATTGCATATGTCTCCAACAAATTATAATCTTGGAGAGCAATGCTATCAAACAATTAAAGGGACTGGAACTAAAATTAGAGAAGAATACGAAGTTGAACTTTTAAAACCTCAATTTCACATATTATGGCCATTATGTAAAAACATATCTGTTCATAAATATAGATATGAATTACCTCTTGAAGGGCATAAACAAAGAGCTTATCTGGATGTATATAAAAATAATTTAAATGGACTATATACTGTAGAAGTAGAATTTGATAATGAATTAGATTGTGATTCTTTTATTGCACCATCATGGTTCGGAGAAGAAGTCACACATCTTCAAGAATATAGTAATTTTTATCTTGCTATGAATGGAATTCCAAAAAAAATAAAATTATAAATATCGGACATGTCCGATAAATATCGGACATGTCCGATAAAAAATCGAAGGACATTTCAAGAAACAATATGTCTTTCGATTTTTTTATATCTGAAACTTTTTTTAATTTTGTACGTATAAAATATTAATTTAAAAACAAATTTAATATGAAAAAAAAATATTTAATTATCATTTTTATTATTGCAGCAATTGTTGCTGCTTGTTTTGTCGGCTCTTATGTTTTTGCGTTTGGAGTCTTTATTTTTAAAGCAGTACTTGGGCTTTTAGCAATTATAATCTTCTTGTTAGGGGTAATTGTTGGAAGATACTTTCCTTATAAAGAAAAAAAACAAATTTTGAAAGGTTAATATGGAGCACAAAGAATTACAAGAGATTGTAAATAAAGTATTTTTAGAAGCTTTTGTACATACTTCACTTACTAAAAGATTGGAAGATATTTCAGGAGAATGTAGAGAACTTTGTAATTATACAGATTTAACAAATTTAAAAGAAGAAGCAGGTGATTTACTCGCAAGTCTTATTCAGCTTTGCAATGAAAGTGGATGGGATATTTCTGAACTTGTCAAAAGTAATGAAGCAAAGATTAGAAGAAGAATGCTTCAATATAAAGGTAGAGGAAGAAAGACTCAAGTGGCAATCTTGGGGGGTGCTTTTGATTGCTGTACTAAAGCACATATAGGGATTGCGAATCTTGTTTTAAAAGCAAGTAAATGGGCTGATGAAGTCTGGATGATGCCAGCTTTTCAACATATGGATGGAAAGCAAATGCTCTCTTCAGAACATAGAATTAAAATGCTAAAAATAGCTGCAAGTAATGATGGCAGAATAAAAGTCTGCGATTATGAAATAAAACATCAATTGCACGGTGAAACCTATCACATGCTCAATAAATTGATTCATGATAAAGAGTATGAAAATTATAGATTTTCTTTTGTAATGGGTATCGATAGAGCCAATACAATAAAAGATTGGTACAATTTTGAAGAGTTACTAAAAATGGATGTTCCTTTTATAGTAGTGCCAAGAAATGGCGTCAAAAGAGATGAGTGTGTGAAATGGTATTTACAATCACCGCATATTTATATTCATGATGAGGAAAAATTTCACATACCTGCTGTCTCTTCTACAATGGCAAGAAATATCTTAAAAGAGAAAAATCCATCTAAAGATAAATTAAAAGAGATTTTAGACGAAAAAGTAATAGATTATATTTTAAAAAACAATCTTTATAAATAACTTTGTTTTGTTGATGGATTAAAGGTAAAGATAATTTGTCCAATTCATGGGGTTTTTGAACAAGCTCCGACTTCGCATTTAAGTGGAAACGGATGTCCTAAATGCAAAAAATATTATAGCAAAGAAGAGCAACATTTATATGTTTTATATGATTCAAAATACCACATATATAAGGTAGGTGTTTCCATAGATATAAACAGAAGGTGCAGAGAATTGAACTCAAAATATTATAGTGGAGGTAAAATTATTACATGCAGAGTGATTTATGAAAACATGGGGGGCTTTTGAAAACAAAGTATTTGAACATTTTAAAAAAAACAGAATAAAACATCCAACTTATATAATAAACAAAAAAAGTGATGGTAGGACTGAATGGTTCAATGTTTCAGAAAATTGTTTATTTCAATTTATAGATAGTTTAATTTATGTATAATCCTGGAGATACAGTAGAAGTAATTGTATCTTTTAATGTAATAAAAGACGTTAACATCAATTATCAGTTGAAAATGGCCAAATAGTCAAAGTAATAAAAATATATTCAGATGGATGATTTGTGGCTGAAATATAATATTATAGATTGAATTTTCTATCTGATATTTAATTATATTTTTAAAAAAATATAACAAATTTCAAATTTTCTCGTATAAACTGAAAAATTAACAATTTAATATAATAATATTATGAACATACTAAACAAATTAGGTCTTGTAAAAGAGGTCGAAGTAGAAGAAAAAACTACAAAGCAAAATTCTTCTGAAAATAAAACAGAAACTAAACAAGGTTCTGCAACAGAGTCAAAAAAACCGTCAATTTTTTTCACTTCAGCAGTTAATTCTACACCTGGTCAGGTGATTGGTAAAATTGATAATGACATTTATGAAAAACTATCTGTTGCTATTGAAGAAAATAATCTTGATGGCAATGATTTTTTTGAATTTATGCAGTCTCTTAACAAGATGTCAAGTTTGTCGGTTGATGAAAAAACGAAATTTAATATGGTTTTTGCAACCCTTGCAAATTCGTCTGGTGGAATGACCAAAGAGCATCTTACCGAGTCGATTGACCATTATATTGATGTCATTGACAATGAAAAGGCAGTATTTCAAAAAGAAATGGGTAAGGCAACCGTCGAAATGGTGGATAAAAAAGAAAGCTACATTGAACAGTTATCAAAAACTGCTCAAGAAAAAGCAGCACAAATACAAAAGCTTACTCAAGAAATTCAAGAGATAAGTAATACTGTTGCTACAACAAAAGCAGAAGTAGAACAGTCTAAATTTGCAATTGCCCAGAAGCAAGCAGATTTTGATATAACAATTCAACAATTGGAAAATCAAATCTTAGGATACAAGGAAAAAATAAATCAACATATTCAATAATTATTAATTTTAAAAATTTAAAAATGGAAAATAGTTTAGAAAAAGGAGTTAAAGGATTTTTCGATAAGCCGGAAGGTAAAGTCGGAAAATGGGTTTTAGTTTTATTGGGAATTGGTGGAGCATATTTGTTATATAAAGCGCTTCCATTTATTATAGTTCTTTTAACCAATACTCTCCATGCCATGCTTCTTCTTGGGGCAATTGTTTTACTTATTTTTCTTGTAACAAACAAAAAAATAAGAACCCTTTTTTCTTTCGGATTTAAGATGTTTATGCGTTATATTACTGGCATTTTTGTTGAGCTTAATCCAATCGCAATTATTAAAATTCATATTGAAAATTTGGAAAAAAATCATGAAAAAATGAATGACCATATTGCTAAACTTTCTGGGGAAATTCGTGGATTAGAAAGAAAAATAAGTGAAAACAAACAAAATATTGAGAGAAGTTTAAAAATTGCATCATCTGCTAAAGAAAAAGAATTAAAAGGGCAAGTTTACCTTGAGTCTAGGAAAGCTGGTCGTAGAAGAGAAACTACTATTAAATTATCCGATTTACTTGCAAAAATTCAGAAAATTTATACTGTTTTGAAAAAAATGTATGAAGTTTCTGGCATCGTAATAGAGGATTTAAAAGATGAAATGGAACAAAAAGAAATAGAATACAAAACTATTAAACAAGGTTATGCGGCATTAGTTTCAAGTATGTCTATTTTGAATGGCGACCCAAATGAAAGGGCTATGTTTGAGTTGGCTCTTGAAAAAATGGAAGAAGAAGTCTCTCAAAAACTTGGCACTATGGATAGGTTTATGGATATGTCTGAAGGATTGGTTCAAGGAATTGATATTGAACAAGGTATTTTTGCAGAAGACGGAATGCGTATGCTAGAAGAATATGAACAGGGTGGATTTGATTCTTTCTTTAATGATTTTGATGTAAATTCAGGGAAAGAAAAAGTTTTACTATCAAATAAGTTTGAAATTCCTACATTAAATGAAACTGCTAAAACTTTGCAAAAAGACCCTTTATCAGGTAAATATTTTTAAATAATTAAATAACATTAAATAACATAATTATGCAATACTTTAAAAGAAGATTTAAAATGAAAAAATTTATTATTTTTATATCATTACTTGCTGGATTAACCGTATTATTTGTATTACGTGCTTCTGGCCAAACAGTAGATACATCAAAAACTGATGTGAACAAAATTAAAATAGAAACATTTGCGGGTGCTGGAGTGGTTAGCCAATACGTGTGGAGGGGAACAATGCTTGATAATAGACCAAATATTCAACCAATTTTGTCACTTAAAACTGGAAACATAGAAGTTGGCACAATTGGTTCAGTAAGTGTTTTAAATAATTATTATGAAGCTGATTTATATGCCTCGTATACATATAAGTTTTTAAAACTTTCTGCTACAGATTTTTATATTGATTTAACTGGAAATAACCAAGATTGTTTTAATTATTCGGATACAGCTGGATATCATCATATCATGTGTGATTTAACATTTATGGGTACAAATAAAATTCCCATTAGATTGACAGCATCAACATTATTATATAGTGGATGGGATTTATCTGAAAATGGAAATAGTAAATATACCACATATCTTGAAACAAGATATCTTTGTGAAGATTGGGAAATATATGTTGGGGCAATTACTGGGCAAAGCGATTTTTATTTGAATAAATTAAATGGATTTAATGTTGTAAATGTAGGCGCAGCTTATAATTATAAAATAAAATTTAATGAAACTTATACTCTGCCATCTAATATTCAACTGTGCGTTAATCCACAAATGGAAAAGATTTATTTAACATTTGGTGTAACCTTTTAAACAAAATTGCGTATAATTAGGCGTAAACATTATTTATTATTAATTTAAATTTAAAATTAAAATTTTATGACAACAACAAAAACAGGTGGTTTGACAACAAGAGGCAAGATTGTACTTGCTACAATAGTTGTTTTAATTTTGGGGGTTTTATATTTTTCCTTCCAGGATAAAATAAATTCATTCGCAGGAAAAACTAAAAGCGGTGGTGTAATTAAAATTGGCGTAGTTACATGGCCAGGATATGCTGCAGGGCAGTATATGAATAACGGATTTGAGCCAAATATGGAATGTAGATTTTATAAAGATTATGGTATCCAGGTACAGTTTGTTGTTCTTGACGATTTCCTTGCTTCCAGAAAAGCATTTGAAGCTGGTGAAGTAGATTTGTTATGGTGTACCGTTGATGCTCTTCCAACAGAGATGAGCAGACAAGGAACTATGGCGCTCTCAAATCCTAAATTTTTATTTCAGGCCGATTGGTCTCGTGGTGGAGATGCTATTGTAGTTGATTTGTCTGTAGAAAAAATATCAGACCTTAAAGGTAAAACTGTAGCTGTTGCAGAAGGCACTCCAAGTCATTCGTTTTTAATCAATTTATTGAAGGCCAATAACATGACATTGGAAGACATTGAAATTAAACCTGTTCCAAATGCTATTGATGCTGCTAATTTATTTAAACAAGGAACTGTTGCTGCAGCTGTAGTTTGGTCTCCAGATGATATAGATTGTGTGAAAAAAGTATCAGGGTCTAAAGTTTTAGCAAGTACAAAAGAAGCCACATTTATTATTGCAGATGGTTTTATCGCAAAAGAAGAATATGTAAAAAATAATTTAGAAAAATTGCAAAAACTCTATGATGGTTGGATGGTTGGTGCTTCTGAACTTAATGCAAACAAAGACAATGCAAGAGATAAAGCCGCTAAAATTTTAGCAGATAAATTTCAAATGACAGAATCAGATGCATTGGCTTCAATGGAAAATGTAAGATACACAACTCATGGAGATAATAAAAATTTCTTTGGTCTTGGAGATGCCAATTGGGTTACTGGTGATTTATTATATACTTCTATGTCTGGAGAATATCAAAAAATTAAAATGGTTGAAAATCCTTTGTTATGGAGAGATGTTTCTGATGCTGTATTGGTAAAAAGTTCTACTCTTACTGGAAATGGCCATTTGTGTGAAGTAAATAAGAAATTTACTCCTGTTACAGAAGATATAAAAAATAAAACAGCTTATACAACAAAAAAAGTTACAATTAATTTCCCAACTGGTTCATATACTTTAACTGGAGAAGCAAAAGCAAAAATCAACAGAGAATTTGTTGAAATCGCTAAAACAAATGCTGGTGCCAGAATTCGTATCGAAGGAAATACTGATAATTCTGGAAACCCAACTTTTAATAAAACATTATCAGAAAAAAGAGCACAATCAGTTGCCGATTACCTCATTAAAGAATTCAAATTCGACCCAAACAGGTTTATTGTTAAAGGGAATGGCTCAATAAACGCTATCAATGCAGGTTCAAAAGGTAGCGATGAAAAATACAGAACCACAGATTTTGAACTAATTAAAGACTAATAAAATTTAAATATAAAAAAAGCGCTCAAGCTTTGAGCGCTTTTTTTAACTCTTTAAAAATAAAAAATGAAATCACTTTTTAAATTAGGCGGAAAATTATCGGATAAACTATCCACAATAATAGGGGTTGCTGGCTTTCTGTTTCTTGTAGCAATTTGGTTTTTAATAACCACTGGTACTGGATGGGTAAAGCCTCAAACAATTCCAAGTCCAGAAAGCGTTGTTTTGTCTTTTTTCGAACTCTTGAAAAAAGAAAATTTGATTGCAAATATTTTATATTCTATTAAACTAAATGTAGCGGGATATATTAAAGCCATTGCTTTTTCTGTTCCAATTGGTTTTTTAGTTGCATTAATTCCATTTATGAGAAGTATGTTTAGCAAATACATTGATGCATTAAGGTATGTTCCTCTTACTGGATTAGTCGGAGTATTTATTGCATGGTTTGGAATATCTTCTGGCATGAAAATTAATTTCTTGGCATTTGGTATTATAGTTTATCTATTACCAATTGTTGTACAAAGAGTTTATGAAACAGAAAAAATACATCTTGATACTATTCACACCTTGGGTGCAAAAAGCTGGCAGGTATTTGTAAAAGTATACTGGCCTTCTGTTATATCCAAATTATCATCAGATATTAGGGTTATTACTGCTATTTCTTGGACTTACATTATTGTTGCAGAAATGGTAAACAACGAAGGTGGCGTTGGTGCGATGATTTATACATCGGCCAAGCAAAGTAGGTTAGATAAAATTTTTGCAATTATCGTAATTATAATTATTATTGGATTCTTACAAGATATTTTATTTAAATGGTTAGATAAAAAATTATTTAAATTTAAACACATTTAATATGCCAGGCTATTTCGATAAAAAAATAGAGACCGTTGTTTCAAGTACCACAGATGAAACAAAAAAGAAAAATAATATTTTCTCAAGCATTTTTAGAAGTAAAAAAAAAGAACCCCAGGTTTTTGTACAAAGTGACGTTTCAGAAACTTCTCAATCTAAAAAAACATATTTTGATACTACAAAGACAGAAACTATTGAGGTTCCAGTTATAAATACTGTGTCTGAAGAAAGTCCAAAAATTATTTTTAATGAAGCAAAGTATGAATCAGTTGATAAATTGGAATTAAAGAATATTTCTCAGATTTATAAAGATAAATCTGGAGAAAAAAATATAATATTTGATAATTTTAATCTTCGGGTCAGAGACATAAAAGGCGTTGGGCAGTTTACTGTAATTGTTGGGGCAAGTGGATGTGGCAAATCAACATTATTAAGATATATTGCAAATTTGCAAAAACCAACATCTGGCGAAATTTTAGTTGACGGTAAATTACAAACGGCCAACGACAAAGTAGGAATGGTTTTTCAACAATATTCATCTTTCCCATGGTCTACAGTTTTGCAAAACGTTGCTTTACCATTAGAGTTAAAAGGCGTTGCAAAGGCAGAAAGAGAAGAACAAGCTATGGAAATGATAAAAATCGTTAATCTTGAAGGACATGAACACAAATTTGCACAATATCCTATTTTAAGTGGAGGGCAGCTCCAAAGGGTTGCAATTGCTAGGAGTTTAATTGCAAATAATGAAATGCTACTCTTAGACGAACCGTTTGGTGCTCTTGACATACAAACAAGATTAAGAATGCAAGATATGTTGATTAACATATGGTCAAAAATTCCAGGTGACCCTACATTTATTCTTGTAACACATGACTTGTCTGAAGCTGTATATTTGGCTGATGAAATTTATGTGTTAAAATCAAATCCAGGTGAGATTTATGAATTTATAGACATTGATATGCCAATGAAACGTGAATCTTATATTAAAAGAACTCCTAGGTTCTTAGAATATGTGCATCACTTAGAAGATGTTATGATGAAAATTAATACAAAATAAAATTTATGATATTAGAAGATGAAGTGTTAAATAGACCTTATTCTAAATCTAGTGTAAGATACTGGATAAAAGACGACCAAGAATGTGAGACTGAATTGATTGCAATTGAAACAATGATGGCGCCAAGTATTGGAGAGATTGTTTATGTTGATACAATAATGGATAAAGACTGGTATGATGTAAGATGGAAAAATTCTAAACATAATTATTTTAGAGAAGGAGTTCGTGGGGATTTTAAAGTTGTAAGTATTAAAAGATATTTAAAAGAGATTCATTTTGAACACAAAGGAGCTCTTTTAACTCGAACTATAGAAGAATTTGAAGTTTTTGTAGAAAAAATTGATAAAAATTAAATTTATGGCACTAGATTTTCCAATTTTATTAAATGCTCCAAAGCAGATTCCAGTTAGTGTAAAACAACATGAAAAATTTTCCATAATTGGACTAGCATCATTTATGGTTAATTATCCAATTTGTATTGCAGACAAAAATGACCATATTGTTTTGTATTGCCCAGAATACAAGGGAAATTATTATCATACAATGCCAAGATTTAAAGAAGTAATTCCAGGCCGCATTAATCAATCTGTAGAACTTGCTTATTTTACTATTTCCAAAAATACAAAATTGTTTAAAACAATTGATAAATATTTCAAGCATTTATATTTAAAAAATGATAAAAGTAGGAGTTGATGTAGATGGTGTTTTAAGAAATTTAATGTCTGGAATTAATAATGTTTTTAAAAATTATTATCCAGAATATATAGATGTAGATAAAATTCCACACAATTATGATTATCCGCATATTAAAATGCCTCTTAAAGATAAGTTTGATATTATTTTTAATGAGTATCCAGAAGATATTTTTTTAAAAACCAAGCCGTATAGTGGGATAATAAAGCAATTTGAAATATTAAAAGACTGGGCTCAAAAAAACAATATTAAATTAGTTTGTGCTACATCTCAAGAATCTCATCTTATATCAATGACTTATCTTTGGTTAGGAAAGTATAATTTTGCATTTGATGAGCTATATATCACAAAAGATAAAGGTGCTATAGGATTGAATTATTTAATAGATGATGGCCCACCTAATTATTATAATTGGATTCAAAATGGCAATCCAGAAGAAAACTTTTTTTTAATGAATAGAAGTTGGAATAAAGATGTTCCAGCAACAAACAGAATAAAAAAAATTGTTGATGCCATAAAGATTATAAAATACCTGTAACATATTTTCTTTTTTTTCGTATAGAATAAAAAATATTAATTTAAAATAAATAAAAAGAGGAAAATAATTATGGCAGATTCAAAATTAGATAAAATAAAAGCTTCTTACTTGGAATTAAATGAGTCTGAAAAAATTAGGTTTAATAAATTTTTAGAAGAACAAAATTCAAAAAGACGTGAAGAGCTTAAAAAAATGAGAGAAGAATTTCTATCTCATATTGAAAAAACTGGAACTATGGCAAAAGAATATTTCAAAAATTTGTTCCAAATGTAAAAAAAATAAAAAAATATAATATATAATAAAAACCCCGAATTTTTATCGGGGTTTTGTTTTTTTTAGCATAATTATAAAATAAAAATGGATAAAGAAATTAAATTTCAGATTAAAGTTAATTCAGAAAAAGATTTTAACAAAATTCATGAAACGCTTAGAGTTCATATAGCAAATCTTGAATTGGCAGGTGTTGTTAAAATAGTTGATTTGGGAATAGAAACGTCAATTAGTAAAAGTAAATAAATTTTGTTTATTTACTTTTTTTTGTTATATTTGCTGATAATCTAAAATAAAACAAATATGACTGAAAGAGTATTTTTTAATCCTACCCTAAGACTTTCCAAAAATAAATCATTAGAATTACAATCTGGAATTTGGCAAGAATGGAGTTATTTTAATTTCTCAATTAAGTGGGATAGACATACAGACCATGCTGGATTTGATTTTAATATTGAAATATTTGGTTTATATTTTACCTTCGACATTTGTGACAATCGACACTGGGATTATGAAAATAACAAATGGAAAATATATCCAGAGATTAAATCCCCAGGTGTATACTAAAGAAAGTGATTAATATAAACAAAAATCTATAATTATGTCGATAACAGGATGTACACCATACGATATTGGTGAAAAAAAAACATCTTTTTCAAACGAAGAAGTATTTCAAATAAATGAAGAAATAAAAGATATTAAAATTCATCTTGAATTATTTGTTGTGAGAAATTCGAGTGGACAATATTTCCACAATGTTGGTTATGGCGGATATGGAAAGACATGGGTCGATAGCTTACAAAAAGCAAAAATTTATACAAAAATTGGACAAGCCAGGTCAAGGGTGACTTGGTTTACAAAAAAATATTCCAATTATCCAATGCCAGTTATTATTAAAATAATAGCAAATGAAGCAATTGTTTTAGATGAGAGTGAACGTGTTAAAAAAGCTATTGCTAGTAAAGAAAGAGCTGAGGCTAGAAGAAAAAAAGCTGAATCCGAATGGAAGTTAAAAAGAGCTGAAGAAAAACTAAAAGAAGCTGTAGAAGAAATAAAAAAATTAAAAGATGGCTGTTAAAATTGAAGGTGTGGTTTTATTTATGTATGAACAGGATATGAAATAGAAAATTATGCAAGAAGAGAAAATTATAGGTACAGTAGAAAAAATAATTTTTAAGTCAGAGGACACTGGATTTTATGTTTTGAGTGTATTGATAAAAGACAAAGGAAAAGAATACACTGTAACAGCTAATCAGTTAAAAATTCATGAAGGATTAACAATGGAGTTCCATGGGCAATGGGTTTCAAATCCAAGGTATGGAAATCAATTTAAAGCAGACAAAGCTATTGAAATAGCCCCTGAAACAAGGGAGGCAATGATTAAATATTTATCATCCAGTTTTTTTAAGGGAATAGGTCCTGTAATTGCAAAAAAAATAGTACAACATTTTGGAGAGAATGTTCTTGAGATATTAAAAACTGATATAGATAGATTAGTAGAAGTCCCAGGTGTATCAAAAAAGAAGTTAGAAACCATAAAAAATTCTTGGATAATAAACTCTGAAATTAATGAAATAATGGTGTTTCTTCAAAGTTATAATATAAGTACTTTATTTGCAACTAAAATATATGAAACATACGGAAAGGATTGTATCAATAAAATCAGGTTAAATCCTTATAGAATGGCAAATGATATCAAAGGAATAGGGTTTAAATATGCAGATAATATTGCTTTAGACATGGGATTTGATAAAAATTCGAAAGAAAGAATTTCTGCTGGAATAATCTATATATTAAATGAAGGTGAAAATGATGGTCACTGCTATTTGCTACATAATCAAATATTGCTTAAGGCAACTGAAATTCTTGAGGTAAGCATAAAAGAAAAGATTGATGAAATTTTAAATGAATTGGTAGAAGAAAATATTATAAAACTTTCAAAAATATCTGGACAAGAAAGATATTATTCTATTCAATTGTTTTATGATGAAAGATATTGTGCTCAAAAAATTGATGTTTTAAAAACAGCTGGAAATGTTGCTGATGAAATTATTGTTAGTGAATGGGAAGAGTCGTTAAAGGAAGAAGAAATATTATTAAGTGAAGAACAGCAAGAAAGTATTAAAGAAATTGTTACCAATGGAGTTTCTGTGCTTACTGGTGGACCTGGATGTGGAAAAACAACAACATTAAAATACTTAATTGACCTTTTGGAAAAATTACAATTTACATATCTACTTGCGGCTCCAACAGGAAGAGCAGCGCAAAGAATGACAGAAGTCATAGGAGTTCAAGCACAGACTATACATAGACTTTTGGGATGGAATCATGTTGAGAAATGCTTTAATCACAATGAAAAAAATCAGCTTAATTGTGAATTTATAATTATTGATGAAACATCAATGGTGGATATACATTTGGCGGCATCATTATTGAGAGCTATTCCTCAAGATTGTCAAATTTTGTTTATTGGAGATGTTGACCAATTACCCCCAGTTGGTCCAGGTGCTTTTTTTAAAGACTTAATTAATAGTGGATTTGTAAAAACATACATTTTAAATAAAATATTTAGACAAGGTGAAGGTTCGGAAATTATTAAATTTGCTCATGGTATTAATAAAGGAATTGAACCAAATATTAGCAGCCCATTAATTGAACCAGATTTATGGAATAAAAAAACGGACTGTCTTTTTATTGATTCAGAGCTTGCAAATCCACATAAACATTTTACAGATTATCCAGATTGGTCAAGTTTATTTTATGGGGTCGATGCTATTGAAATGATTAAAAAACTTTACATAGAAACCATAAAAAAATATTATGGAGAAGGAATAGAAATACAAATTTTATGTCCTATGAATGTGGGGGACATAGGAGCGATAAAAATCAACGAAATTTTACAAGCAGCAGTTAATCCACCTTCTCCTAAAAAGTTCGAAATAAAGATTAAAAACAGGGTTTTAAGACAAGGTGATAGAGTTATTCAAACTGTTAATGATTACGATTTGGGAGTCTATAATGGGGATATAGGAAAAATAACTATGGTTGACCCAGAAGAAAAGCAATGCTTAATTGAATTTGGTACAGAGAATAAAAGTATTTTATACAAAAGAGACCAATTGCTTGAATTAAAACTTGCATATTGCATAACGATTCATAAAAGTCAAGGAAGTGAATTTGATGCTATTATAATCCCCTTAACAAATCAACATTTTGCTATGTTATATAGAAATTTGATTTATACAGGACTTACAAGAGCAAAAAAACTTTGTGTTTTTGTGGGACAAAGAAGTGCATTTTCTAGGTCTGTAAATAATATAAAACAGACAAAAAGGCAAACATCTTTAATTGAATTGTTCCAAATGAAAAAATTTGATGAATAATAATTTAGCTTTTTGCTTTAATTATTTTTACTAATTTCGCTGCGTCTTCGTATCTTTCATCTTTAGAAGCGTTTATTAATTCTTTTTGTAATTCTTCTATATTCATATCATTATAACTTTTAGGTATTTTTTCCTCTTGAATTTTAAAAGAATTAATTTTAGCTTCGATTTCGTCAATCATTAAATTTATTTCTTCCATTGCCAATTCTGAATTGTATATTATATTATTCATAAAAATTGTAAATTTTTCTGGTTCCATTAAAGATATCTTGTTCATTAAATAAGAAACTAATTTATAATCCCCCATTCTATCATGCTTTATAATATAATCAAGAGTGTTATGCAGATACCTCCATAAAGTTGGGCCAATTCTTTTCATCCAAATTTCTTGTAGAGGAATATCAGATTGTCTTATAATTTCATTTACTATTTCTTCTCCATATTTTTTAGTAATATCAATAATATAATTAGAAAACAACAATTCTAATGATGCTTTTGTTACTTCATGCATTAGAATCGGGAACATCATTGCAGATGCTTGAATTAAAAGTTTCCCATTTTTATCTTTTCCCATCTTAGTAACACCAGACGCAAACGATTGACTCATCATATTTTCTAATGGCATTTGCCAAATTGATAAGGAAAAATTAGGCATTGTTTTCTGATATAATGGATAAAGTATTGTATCAATTTTGTCTAAATCTTCTTTTATTGAATTAAAAGTTGTATGGCTTCTAAAACCCGCACCCATCATTAATGCATTTTGAATTTTTCTTTTTTCTACATGTTTTTTTATAATTTCTTTTTCTTCATCTGAAAAAAACAAGGGAGGACTTTTTTTCTTTAAATATAATTCATCTTGTGATATTTTCATTGTTATTTTAGCACATACTTTATTCATCACAGAATCTGGGATGCCGAATTGCTCTTTAACTTTTTTTATAGCGAGTTTTTCTAATTCTTTTATATAAGGACGTTCAATGTCAAAAATTTGTGTAATAGATTCAGATATATCAATTAGAGAAATTTTACCATTGATTTCTACTTCTTTTGTAATGCTTTCAAATTCTTCACTAGCCAGTTTCTGGATTGTTGTATAATTAGGGTCTCCTCCATTAAAAAAATCAACATTTGAAAACGGTGTTCTTTTTTTATTTTCAATTCCATCTATAACCGTTTTATGCGGCTTTCCATACCTGGTATTTTTAAATTTCATTGCCATATAATATTATGCTTTAGGTTCTGGCATGGGAGTATTTTCAGGCCATTTATCAGGTGTTAATTCCCATTCTGGGTTTGGTATTGGAATAGTTTCAATTTCTGGAGTTGCTATTTCTATTTCTGGGACAATCTCGTTTATGATTTTTTTCATATTTTATAGCTTTTATATTGTCTTTCATATAAATAATAAAAAACTTTGAAAATTATAAAAAATTTTATACCTTTGTTTTTTAATTAAAATTAGGAACATGGAAAATGAAATAAACAAAATGGTAGAAGATATAAAGAGTAAAATTGGAGAAAATATCATCCTTGAAGAATCTAAAAAAAAAGAAAAGAAAAGATTCTTTATTAGTGATACTCACTTTAACGACTCAAGACTTAACTTATATGGAAGAGATTTAGTTTTTAAGGATGCAAAGGAAGTAAATAACCATATAATTGAGGTCTGGAATAAAACAATTGAAAAGAATGACTTAGTTTATCATCTGGGGGATATATCAATGGATAAAGATGGATTAGAAATCCTAAACCAACTTAATGGAGAAAAGGTCTTAATAAAAGGGAACTATGATATAAACATAGAAAATAGTGGGACAGCCAAATATGAAATAAATGATAAAATTTTATCTAAATATTTTACAAAAGTTGTTGATGAATTAGAAATTGAAATTGGTGGAGAAACTGTTTATTTGAACCATTTCCCTACAAATGCTAAATCTGATAAATTTAATATTGTTGGTCATATTCATGGATTATGGAAAGTTCAGAGAAATATGATAAATGTGGGCGTTGATGCTTGGCACTTTACTCCAGTTTCAGAAGATTTAATTAAATTTCAAATGAATGGAATTAGGAAACATTATGACCAAAATTGTTTTCCAGGAGAACTTGTTGCAAGTGTTAAAAACAGGCATGGAGAAGTTAAAGTACTTAGGGCACCAGAATATGATAAGGTGGCTACATTTGAAGAAAGTAAAGATGTATATGTATTTTTTGGAGGTTGTATTCAAGGGACAAACCCCAAAGTGCTTTGGCAAGAAGAATTTATAAAAAAAATACAAGAAGAATTAAAAAGCACAAAATTAAACAAAAACATTGTTTTGTGTTCCCCAAGAAGACTTGAAAAACCTGATAAAGATAAATTTGTATATTCAGAACAAGTAGACTGGGAAGAAAAATATTTAGAAAAAGCAATGTACCAGGGGATAATTGTTTTTTGGTTAGACAAAGAGTTTGAAAAAATTGAAGGAAGAAGCTTTTGTCAAACTTCTAGATTTGAATTGGGCTGGATTTTTGAAGCAGGCAAACACATTGAAAATTTTATTCCCATAATTGGCGCACACAAAGAATTTGAAGGACAACGTTATATTAAATATAAATTCGAACGAACGTATCCAGGGTTTGAAATGAAGACAAACAAAGATGATGTGATAAAAGAAATTATAAAACAGATTAAAAAGATGATTTAAAATCATTATACTCTTCGGGGGTTACTTGAGACATGTTGTTTTTGTTTATTATAATGTTTTTTATATATTCGTTTGTATTATTAAATAAATCCACAAAATACAGTTTTTTGAATTCCGTACACTTATCAAATATTATTAACAATGAAATATTATTGTTTTCACAGTATTTTTCTTTTATTTTATCTTTTTTTTGTAAATAAATAAATTTTTCTTCTGCTCCAAATACTTTGATTGATTGAAAATGCTGTAAACCATGAAACTCAATACAACAATTAAATTCATCTAAATAAAAATCGAATGGAAGAAGATTTATTGATTTGCATTCACTAAATTTTTTTTGTGGGGTAAATTTAATTTTGTTTTTTGTGAATAGATTGAACAGAATATTTTCCCCTTTGGAATTTCTACACATTGGACACCCCTGCTTTCTAGTAATATGTTTTTTTGCGGTTTGTTTAAACACGCCATGCTTTGGACATATAATTTCAACCGCTGTACGATTGTTTTTGTAATCTACCAAAGAATAATCATATTTATTTCCGTGTATTTTAATAGAAGACTTAATAAAAAACTCTTTGTTCAATTTTTTACTGCCACCGCAAGTTGGGCAACCTTGTCCAAATAGATGACTTCCTGGCTTTTGTTCGAAAATTCCATGTATAGGACAAATTATTTTAATTTTATTTTGTAAATTTAAAGAAACTAAAGAATAATCATACTTGTTTTTGTGTATTTTATTGGCTTTGTCAATAAACTCATTGAATGTCATAGTAAATCTTTTTGAGACATTTTCATAGCGGCATTTTGAACAACCTTGACCACATAAGTGAGCGTTGGGAATCATTTCAAAAACTCCATGAATTGGACAAATTATTTTAACTTTAGTTTTATTATTTACATAATTAACCAATGAATAATCATATTTGCTATTGTGAATTACATTCGCCTTGTCTATAAAGTTTCTACTTGAACATCTTGATTTCTCAAAACTACATTTAGCACACCCACTTCCTTTTAAATGAACTCCAATTTCTTGTTCAAAAACACCATGTTCCAAACAAATTATTTTTACTTTTGTTCTTGAATTTATGTAATTTACAAAAGAATAATTATATTTATTTCCATGAATTTCTATGGCTCTTTTAATAAACTTTTCTGTTTTATATTTATTAGACATAGTTATTTTTTTTGCTTAATTCGTTAAAATATTCTTCCAATAACCAATTAAAAAACTTAGATTTATTTTTTACATTTAACTTTTCAAATTTTACGAAAAGTTCGTTTGGAAGGTGAATGGTTAATATTTGCCTTTTTTCTTCCTGTGTTAGTTTTTTTCTTCCCATAATTTATAATTGTTTATTGTAAATATATAAAAAAATAAAATTACGGCAAAGACGTAATATTTTTTTCTTTTTTAGCCAAAAATTTTTTTAAAAGATTTATAATCAGTTTATTTTTATTATAATTTCCTTCGTTTAATTTTTTTGAAATTTCTGGAGTAATAACTATGTCTAATCTTTTTGATTTTTCTTTCATAGAATTTGGTTTTCTCATAAATATATGTTATTTTTGTCTTAAATTCAAATAAAAATTATGAGAACAAAGCTTAAAAAATTTAATATGGAAAAAAAGAAAACAATTTGGGATTATTTTGAAGATAATTATGAATATCCCAAAGAAATAGCACACAATCCAATTCCATATGGAGTTGTTTGGACATATGTTTCATCAACATTTTTAAATGGGTTTATTAATTACGTTAAACCAATTAAATGCTATTTGGCTGATAGATATACATCAGATGATGAAAATATCTCTGATAGAAATATTGATTATCAAAATAATGGAGAAAGAGATTGGTTTAAATTTAATGGAACGAAAAAAGAATTAAAAGAAAAAATAGTATCTGGCAAGTTTGAGATGTATCATACAAAATTAGATTGCTTTGGAGATGATATATTAATTCTTTCTGAAATTGAGACAGAAGAAAATGAAACTATAAACAGATATATGTTTTTTTGGTATGATATGGATTGTTCAGATTGTTCTATTGGAAAGTTTGAAACCACTGATACAAAGGAACAAGTTATTGAATCTATGGTTAATTTTTTAGAAAAATGCAAATATGAAAATAAAGACAGTGTTATTAAAGATGGCCTCGATAATGGAATTATAAATTATACAGAATTGCCACTCTCTTTTTTGCGTGGGTGGGTTAGTTTTATGTAAAAAGCTGATTTAATATGGAAGATTTAAAAAAAGCATATAATACAGTAGAAGAATATAAAGACGAACTTGCTTCTGTAGGTAGGCAAATTAATTATCATATAGAAAAGTGTTTTGAAGACTTTTTTACTGAAGAAGAGCATTTAATTATTAATGAAGCAAGAGAAATAGCTGATGCTCCATACCATTATAGAATAAACGAAGATGCATATATTATGGGAAGAGAAAGTGAGGCAGAAGAGAAAGAAATAGAAAACGCCAATAAGATAAAAGCGGCAAATGAGTTAATTTCAAAGTTTCTTAATGAAATGCCTCCAAATATGAAAACAACGTGGTTAACATTTAAAAAATATGAAGATGAGCAAAGAAATAAAAATCGGAGATAAAACATATAATTTTGTTTTACCCACAAGTCAAGCAATTGAAGAGTTGGAACAAAAAAACAACACAACAAGTTTTTTATATGATTGGTGTAAGCTAGTTGAAAAAATAAAAGATAAAAAAGACATCTGGACAGAATTTGTTGCACTTCCTGGTTATAAATTTAAAAATCTAAAAATTATAGAATCACCATTCAAAGTGGTTGAAGATGAATGCCAATTAAACATAACTTTTAGATATGACGATTTTGAAAAAATACTATAGTAAACATTTATTTAAAATAAAAATATGGAAAACAAATTAACTGATGAATATATAATTCTTGCAGAATTAAATAAAATTCTTGGTAAAATGCAAAAGAAATAAAAAGAAGGCCAAATCAAACAGGGGCAGTTTGTGGGGATACAGATAACTGCTGGGCATTTGATATTTTGTTTGCTGATTGGCAGATACAAAATAACAAAAATGAAAAAGGCAGTACATTTGATAATATGGATTATTGGATGCCAAAAATTAGAGAACAGCTAAATGTATCTGAAAGTTATTTTCATAATAGTAATGATGCTACTATTTGGATTTATAAAGATTATAAAAAACTTTAAATAAAATTATAATGAGTTTAGATGTATATTTAAGTCAAAAAGGTGCAAATGTACCCAAAAGTTCATCAGGAATTTTTATTCGTGAGAATGGCGAAACAAAAGAAATAACTGTACAAGAATGGAATGAAAAGTTTCCAGATAAAGACCCAGTAAAATTACAATCGCAACAGTATGAAACTGATGAAGTTTATTCTGCTAATATCACACATAATTTAGGCAAAATGGCAGAGGAAGTGAAAATATACAAGTATTTATGGCGTCCAGATGAACTTGGCATTACAAAAGCTAAAGAATTGATTGAGCCTTTAAGAGAAGGACTTCATAAATTAAAATTGGAACCTGACAAGTATAGAGAATTTAACCCTGATAATGGGTGGGGTACTTATGAAGTACTTGTTAAGTTTGTTGAAAATTATTTAAATGCATGCTATAATTATCCAAATGCTGAAGTGAGTGTTTCAAGATAAAAATATAAAATTATGAAAGAACAAATTAAAAAATTAAGTCAAGATAAAAATGTTTTATTTGAAAGATTTAATAAAATTAATATAGCTATAGAAGCTCTTCAGGATATATATTCTGAAAGCACTTGTGTTGAAGCAGATTCAATAATTAAAAATCTAGAATCAGAAAAAGAGGATTTGCATAAAACTATCAACAAAATTGATATGGCTATAAAAGCACTTCAAAATTTGTGTAATCACAAAAAAGAAAATGGGTCTAGTGCAATGAAATATGAAGGACATGATAGTCATAATGATTATTATAAATGTTCTATTTGTGGACATGAAATATAAAATAACAATTACAAAATTATAACATTTGTTATGTTTTATCGTATAAGCTAATATGTTAATAAAAAATTGTAGATAGTATGTTTGGAAATATGTTTAAATCAATGGAATATTCAAAGAAAGCAAATATTCTTTATAAAAATTTAAAAGGAGGAGAAGGTTCAAATCAGAAATCTTGCAAATGTTGTTCATTCTGTTGTTGGCTAAAACCATGTAATCTCTCTAAAGAGGATATAGCTATTATGGCAAAACATTTTCATTTAACTCGTAAAAAACTTTTTAAAAAATATTTAGTGGTTGATACAGCAAGTGCAAAAGATGGACATTTCACTTTGACCCCAATTCGAAAAGAATGGCAGTCTTATGCAGGAAAGTATTTGCCATCTAACGCTACTTATGATATTAATACACCATGCACATTTCTTGATGAAACAACAAAAAAGTGTACTTTACATGGTTTAGCAAAACCATATGGAGGAAGAACTGCTAAATGTTGGACTAAGATGGTAGGTAAAGTACACTCATTCTCAAAAGATGAATTAAAAAAAATTGTGGGATGGGATGGTGATACAAATTGGGATGATTAAAAAATAAAATTTATTATATGATAAAAAAAATATTTGATGAAATTGCAGCTGAGAGTTCCACCAATAAAAAGATGGAAATTCTCGCAAAATACAGAGATAACGAACTTTTAAAAAGAGTATTATACAAAATTTTATCAAAACGAGTAAAATTTTACGTAAAAGCTATTCCAGAATACAAACCAACTTCAAATCCGACAATGAGTTTGGATGAGGCATTAATTTTTTTGGAAAAGCTAAGTAATAGAGAATTGACTGGTTATGACGCAATCAACCATTTAAAAGATATATTATCATCATTATCTTCGGATGATTCTTATATAATAGAGAGGACTATTGACAAAGATGCAAAAATAGGCATGGGAACCACCAATATCAATAAAGTTATTCCAAAATTAATTGAAAAAGTGGGTTATCAAGGATGTAAGCCTTATTCAAAAGATTTAGTAAATAAATTATTTGCCAAATATAAAAAAATATATTCTCAACTAAAAGCAGACGGACAATATGCAAATATTATAATAGATGATTCAACTCCATTTTTAGAATCAAGGCAAGGAGAAACAATCAATCTCGAAAATCCAAAGTTTTTGGAAGAATTAAAAAAGCTTCCAAATGGAGTACTTAATTCTGAATTGACTATGGTTGGAGTTGAAAGATACAAAAGTAATGGGATGATTACGTCTCTAATATCTATTGCAAACAAGAAAAGCAACGGAGAAAACACAGGTAAAGAAATTGCAAAATTTGAGGAAAAGCATATGCCATATCGACAAGCTCTTGACTCTATTATTGTAACATCTTGGGATTTTTTAACCCTTGATGAATATTATGAAAGAACTTGTGGGAAAGAATATGAAGAGAGATTGGCAAAATTAGAAGAAATTTTAAAAGATTTAAAAATGCTATCTGTTGTTGAGACCAGGGTAGTTAAAAACATAGAAGAGGCAATGGTGCATTTTGAAGATGTTTTAGATAGGGGGCTAGAAGGTACTGTTTTAAAGGCTGCATCAGGAATGTGGGTGGACTCAAAGCCATCATATCAAATTAAAATAAAGAAAGAAGTTTTACTAGACCTTAAAATAACAGGATTTTCATATGGAGACAAAGGTACAAAAAATGAACATGTAGTATCTTCTTTGGAAGTGCAAAGTGAAGATGGAATATTAAAGGCGATGGCTGGCGGCATTACAGAAGACGATATGGAAGAAATAACCAGAAATCAAGATAAATATTTAGGAACAATTGCGGAAATAAAGTGTAATGGTGTTTCAATCACTGATAAAAAATATTCGCTATTACATCCACGCTATATTAAATCAAGAATCGGAGATAAAGATATTGCAAATACTCTTGAAGAATGCTTGGAAATTCATAAAGCATCAAGTTTATAATATTTTATTTTTTTTAATATCTCTGTTTATTTTGCTACATAGTGGTTGAAGGTTTGTGTAGTGATTTAACTTAATTATATTTTCTTCTGTTTCTGCTGTGGACAATGAAACAATATGGTCAATGTCCCATCCATAATTAAATTCACCATTATATAAACCTTTATTTTTCCAGCTCATCCAAGGTTCGAATTTAGATTCAAGGTACTTTTTAAATTCTTCAATTGAACAACCAAGTATTTTTTCACTCGCAAATTTTTTAGTATATCCTTTGCTGGATAGCGAGCGCCTAATTGATTGCCTAATGTTATGCATTAATTTACCATTAATAGTGTTGTGAAGTTTTTTTTGATATTCTCTTTTTTGTTTTGCAATTTTTATTCTGTTTTTTTCTCGGTATTCCTTTCTTCTTTTGTTAATTTTTTCTTTATTTTGCTCGTGATATATTTTACTTTTTAATAGTATTTCCTCTCTGTTTTTTAAATAATATTTTTTTTTATTTTTTGATAGAAATTCTTTATTTTCTTCCCTATATTTGGCGTTTTTTTTGATTAGTGCCAATTTGTTTTTTTCCCAATATTTTTCTTGGTAATCTTTTTTTTTCATAATTGTAATGTTTAATTTTTCAGCCAAGTGGTAATTGCCTCTCTTATAATTTCACTTAGTTTAACAATTCTACCTTCTTTTTGGCTTTTTTCTATAGATAACTTAATACATTTTTGGTATAATTCAGCATCTATCCTGAATGTTACTGTTTTTGCTTGAAATTTTTTCATATTTGTAATATTTATTATTGTCTTACATATAAATATAAAAAAATTTTGTAATTTCAAAAAAAAATTATAACTTTGTTAATATATTCTGTAATTTAATAGACTATAAGAATGAATAAATTTAAAAATATACAAAGATATATATCTGGTGCTTTTATTGGTATGATAGCGGAATATTTATATCGAGTTAAATTATCTATTCCAGTATTAATAGTAATGATACTAATTATATTACTTGCTGTAATTGATATTTTAATAACAAAAAACAATAATAAATTATGAAATTTAGGAAAGATATTACAGATTATTTGATATCACAGCTCGGAGACCATTATAAAAAGAAAGACTTTAAGTTTTATGAACAAGATGGGTTACTTTATGGAGCAAATTATGATTATAACAATAATAAAAATAGAATAACACATTTTACAAGTTATGATTTTTTATGGTTTGAAGGTGGTGAACAAATAAAACAAAATATAGAAAAAATTTTTAATGTAAAATTTTCTAAAGGAGAGAATGATGCTGTTTGCAAATGTGGTGAATCAAAGAAATTTTCTGTTTTTGGCGGAGATTATTGTATACGATTAAGATGTAATAAATGTAACAATGTATTTTAAAACAATAAATATATGAAAGCAAATACAACATTTAGAAACGAAAATCTTTTTTGTCTTAATTGTGGTGGAGAATTTGCCTTAAATTATCCAATATCAATTAAAGAAATGACTGAGAAAATAGAAGCATTTAATAATCTTCATAAAAATTGTAAAAAAACCTGGGAGGAACCAAAAGTAGATAAAAATAAATCTGTACATGATAGAGCAATGTGGTGGTTTGAAGTATCGGAAAGAGGTTTAAGCTCTATGACAATGTGGAATTGTTTTATGGGTAATAAGGGATTTTCAATTCATCATCCTTCCGACCCCTCCGATTTCGGTAGATGTTGGAAATTATTAGAAACCGTTCCAGAGTGGAAAAAAGAATTATATAAGTTAAAATCACTTTCTCCTATATGGAGTAATCTTGTTGATAATTGGGATAAACTAAATGAATACTATGAAAAGATGCGAGAAAAGAAAGGAGATAATGGAATGTATGAGTTTATGAGGTCATTGATTGAAAACAAAAAGAAATAATATGATAGAAAAATTAAAAGAAAAATTGAAAAAAAAGCAATCTGAAGTTTTAGAGCTACAAAACCAAATTGAAAAAGAAGAAAATAAAGAATATCATGGCCTAATTGGAAGATATTTTCGTCTGAGTACTACTTGCTATTTTAGAGTTGATAAAATAGATTATGTTGATGAAAATCATGTTCATGTTAATGGTCTAAAATTATTTTTTGATAATAATGAGTTTAGAATAGAAATAGACGGAACTGAAAGTATATATAAATTTACAAAACCAACTGAAATTAGTAGAGATGACTTTCTAAATTATATACAATCAGATATTGATATGATAAAATTGAAAATTAATAATTTGGTATAAAAATGGAAATGGATAATTTAAAAGATTTTGATAATAGATAGATATAGTAATTATGGTCATCGTGGTGCTACCATAATCGGGTATAGAAAATTGTATACTATAGAAGACAAAGCAATAGAAAAAATTTTTATTTAAAAAATATCAGATAAAATGAAAAATAGGACAGGTATTGACTTTAGTAAACATGAACATCGTGTTGAAATATTTAAAAATGGGGAGAAAGAAATAAGAATTGACCATTTTCAAGTAGGAGATAGCAATAATAGATACATTCAATTTATAAATACAGATAGAGTACTAACTGTAACAGGAGATTACGGGAATTGGGTTTTTTGTAGGCCATTTGTACCTAGTGCTGATGGATGTGTGTCAGATTCTTATTGGTTAGAAAAGTTGGGAACGCTTAGTAAACAAAAAGCTAAAAGTTATGATGCAGAAGAAACTGCAAAGAACATAAAAGGACTTATTGATACTGGGCTTGAAGAATATGGATATGAAGGGGAAAAGCTAGAAAAAGCAAAAGAATGGTATGAAGAATTGCTATTGGAAACAGATGATGAATTGGAATACAAATATAAGGCATATAGAGATAATTATATCCCAAGATTTATAGAATATGAAGATATTCCATTTTGTGAAAAAGTTGATAATTGGTTATTGATAATTTTTGATGCCTTTGATGAAATGTGTAATAGATTAAAAATCTCTCGTGAGCATTATTTTAAGACAAAATGAAAGATGAAATAAAAATATTTAAAGAAGGAGATTTACAATTATATGACTGGCAGTATCAAATATGTCATACTAATATCAATATGTTTAAAGTTGGACAAACAGTGTTCTTAAAGTCAAATCCAGAATCTGCAATGAAGATATTTTCAATAGATAGCAAATCAATAACAACCAAGTGGAAAAGTAACAATGGCAGTGATGAAATATGTGCTTTCTCTCCACGGTGTTTACTTCAATATAAATATGCAGCACTATTATTAGGTAAAAACAAATATAAAGTGTGTTTAAATTAGCTAAATTATGAAATTACACAAAAAAATATTAATGAACAGTGTTGAAATTGATGAAGGTATAGCAGAACTTATTCAAACGCTTTGGGACAATGGTATAGAAACTATACAAAGTTGTCAAGGAGGATATATGTTAAATGAAAAAACAAGATTTACACATTTAAATGGTGATAAAATAATAGAAAACGCTCACATTATTTTTTTTAGAAAAGACTTAAATAGAATAAAAGATTTCTTGCCAAATAACACTGAATATATAATCGGGGATAAATCAAAAGAAGGATATTTGGAAGAATGGCTAGGTTTATTTGATGGAGTATGGGCTAATTTTAAGTTATAAATTAAAACTTTTTTATAAAAATTTCGTATAGTATAAAAAGATTATAATTATGAATGATGGAAGTTTCGAAATTATAGTAGCATCAGAATATTTTCTTAAATCAGAAAATAAAGAAATAGATTGGAATGAAACAGGAGACAAAAATCTTATATCTATGATGCAACATAATAAATTGCAAAATATTTTAACTTGCGAAGCCTCTATTTTTTTATTGCGAGGAAGTGCAGAATTTGGAGGAGAACTTGCTGATGATATGGTTTCCATTAGAAGAAACTTTATCAATGAATATGAAAAAGACTATGGAAAGTATATAGAATACAATGATTTTTCTTAATATTAAAAACATTTAAAATGCTAAAATTTCTTAAAAAAATTGATACTAAAAGTATTCCTGTAGTAGTAGCTATATTTGATGGGATGTCAGTATTTTTTATCTGTAGCTTATTGTTATGGCTTATTTATCTTGCAAACTTTACATGGCTTGTTATTCCACTTGCTATATTTTCGGTTATTATACATTTAATTACTAGTGTTTTAGAAAACAAATATATTATTAATATTGAAAAATACAAAGCAACACCATCACATTATATTTTTACAATTATTCAATTTTTTGTTTTTTGGTTTTTAATTATGTATTTGTGCTTTAATGTAACTTTAAGCAATTTTACATTTTCTCTTATTGTAGTAGCATGCATATTTGCACTTATAAAAATGTTGTCTGGAATTATAATATTACCATTTATAATGAATGCTTTAAAAAGAACAAAAGAGATAGGAAAAGAGTATGAAAATAATAAATTATCCTTTGAAAGTGCAATAGAAAATATTAATAAAGAAACTAAAATAACAAAAAAGCAATTGAATATATGTATAATTTTTATATTATTGCCAGCTGTATTATGTGAGATTACTTTTTGGTGGGCTTTTTATTATGTAATCATTGCTTTAAACGCACCGATTCAATTAAAAATATTTGCGGCTTTTGTAATTATATTTGGTACAATATTGTCAAATTTTTCTAGAATCTTAAAAAAAGAGTTAGTTAATAAAATATTGGATATTAAAAATTATGGATGAAAAAGAAATTAAAGAAATAAAAGAACAAATGATTTTTGATTTAAAAAAAAGTATTGAAGACTCTTCTTCTGAGGAATTTGTTGAAAATTATGAGACTTGGCAGAAAAAAATGAAGTATATAAATATTATGATATCTAATGTAGACTCTACAATTCCTCAATATGAATATAATGAATTTTGTAAAAAAATAATAGATTTTACAAATGATTGCTTAAATAATATTATTGATTATAATAAACTTTTTTTAACCAAAAATGAATATTTAAAAATAATAAAAGAAAATTATAATAATAGAGAGAAAGCGGAGCAAGCTATATTAGAAGAAATAAATAAAAAATATATGAATAATTGTATGCTTATTATTAATAGTTACCAAATGAAAGAAGCTGTTCGATATAAACTTAAGGATAAGTTTACTTTTGTAGAAGCGGATTTTGAAAAGGCTACAGAGATAGCAAAATCAAAAATTGATAATTTTGAAAATAAAAATAATTTTAATAAATAATTTAATTTATATAATATGAACGAAAGACCTAAAATTTCCGCTGAAACTATTGAAGAATTTGAAAAAATATCAAAAAAGCTCCAAGAATTGCCAGATAAAGTTGTTTCCCAAATTGAAAGTGCCGAATATGGGTTCGCAGGATTAGTATGTGGAATACAGTTTAAGCGAGAAGAAAAGCAAACAGTATATCTCCCAAATTGTATAACCCAAATAACAGATTTTGGCAATAGCATTGGAATTTATACAAGTGATGAATTCTTTTTTAGGATATGTGAAGAAATGAAAAATAATTCTAGATTAGATTTTGTTTTTGTTAAAAATGAATAAAATAAATTTAACAGATGAGCAAAAAAATAAATTATTGCAAATGTGTAATGATTTGTTTCCAGAATATGACATAGCAGAATATTTTGATAATACTGAATGTTGCTTTTTTTTAAAAGACGGAGATGAAACATGCATTCATTGGTTTGAATTGTGTGTTATAGAGATTCCTGAAAGAATAGCAGAAGGATTAAATACAGTTTATCCAAAAGATAATCATGCTTTTATAATTGATATGTTAATGAAAAAAATGCTGAATTTTTCTGCTCTTAAAAAAGAACACCCCGTAGATTATTTATATAAAATGTATGAGAAAACATTAGAAAATGAAAAATAATATTAGTATAAAAAATAAAAAAGCCAATTTTGAATTTACTTTTATAGAAGAGCTCATATCGGGAATTGTTCTTTCTGGGTCAGAAGTGAAATCAATAAGAAATGGAGCTGCTAGTTTTACAGATTCTTTTTGTTATATAAAAGACAATGAAATTTTCCTTAAGAACTTACACATTTCTGAATATAAAAATACAAGCTATAATCAGCACGAACCTAAAAGAGAAAGGAAACTTCTTTTAACAAAAAAAGAAATAAAAAGGCTTAAAGAAAAAACCTCAGAAAAGGGACTTACAATTGTTCCAATAAAGCTTTTTGTTAATGAAAGGGGGCTTGTGAAAGTTGTTATAGCTCTAGCAAGGGGGAAAAAGTTATATGATAAAAGATTATCCCTAAAGGAGAAAGACATAAAAAGAGATATAAGGGAAAACAGCTAATGATAAAAGTAATAATTGCAGGCGGAAGAACATTTAATGATTATAACTTGCTTTGTCAAATTTGTGATAAAGCATTAAGTTTACAATCTGAAATTGAAATAGTAAGTGGAACAGCCAATGGAGCTGACAAGCTTGGAGAAAAATATGCAGAGAAAAAAGGATATACAATAAAGCGATTTCCTGCCAATTGGAATATGGGAAGAAGCGCTGGATATAAGAGAAACGAAGAGATGGCACAATATGCTGATGCTTTAATTGCATTTTGGGATGGGAAAAGTAAGGGAACAAAACATATGATTGACCTAGCAAATAAGTATAGATTAAAAATAAAGGTCATAATTTATTAAATTCACTAATCAAAATTTTTAATTTTTATCAATTTGGAAAGTTGAAAAACTTTTTATATATTTGTGTTTTGAAAAATTACAAAGCATGAGTGAAATATACGAAAATAATGATAAAATGACATTATTTATAATAATAATGTGCATTTTAATATGTTTACTTTGTTCGTTGTAAAAATAAATTGTAATTATGACATTAGATTTAGGGTATACAAATAAAGAGCCATTTGATTTTTCTAAACCATTATTAACAGTTGTAGAATTAGCTGATGAATTGGGAGTTAGTTCATATGAAATTGTGAAAATATGTATGGAACATGGCATATTTGTTAGATTGTTGCAGAGGCTAGACGAGGAAACAGTTGACTTTATAAAAGAAGAATTTAAAAAATAGAAAAAATGGAATACTTTGGTACTAATTTAACAGAATATGGTCACTATAGGTGGTCACTTGAAAATGATAGAATGACTAACTTGGGAATATCTTTTAGAGATTTACCTTTTCACCCAGAAGACCTTACAAATAATCTACCAAAAGGAGAAGTGATATTCTACCAAGGTGGTGGATATACTGTAGTTGGCATATCAGGAAGTTGTAAGGATGGAAGACCAGGAACAAAATCTATATTTTGGATAAAGGAAATTATTAGTAAATCAGAAATGGTTCAAAAAATTATGCAAAATCCATCATCATTAAAAATAATTAATGCAATTCCTTTTGAAATATTATGGAATATATGAAAATTGACATAAATAAAATAAAAGTAGTACCAAAATCAATAAGTAATGATTTTAAATTATGTTTTTATGGGACTCCAGAGGAAGAAGTTCAAGAGTGGGTTGATTGTAATTCATTTAAAACAACTACTACTGAAAAATATACTAACATTATTATTCCAAATGAAGTTAAACTATCTGAAGTTTTTTTAGATGCAAAGCAATTTGAATGGATGGATGGGTTTAGCCCAAATCTTAATAAAAAATTGCATATTGGGCATTTTTCAAATTTAGTAATAGCGAAAGCTTTTGAGTCACTCGGAATTTGTGAAAAAACTGTTAGTATTTATGGTGATACTTTAGATGGAGAAGTTAAAAAAGAAGATGCGATAATGTTATTGCAGAAATATCAGAAAGATTTTCATTTTTTTCCTCACAAATCTATTATGGCATCAGAAATGAAATATAATGGTACCTTGCTTAAAAATGGAAGTGGAGATTATGAAGGAACCAAAATCTTTGAGATTGGAGAAGATAAAGTTGTTGGGATTAAAAATACAGGGCAAACATCATATTTTTATCAAGATGTTTCGCTTGCTGAAATGTTAAATTCTTCAACACTTTATTTAACTGGTAAGGAACAGTGTAATCATTTTGAATTATTAAAAAAATTATTTCCATACATTCATCATATTGGTTTGGGGCTGGTAAAAGTATCGGGAAAGAAAATGTCTAGTAGACTTGGAAATGTAATATTGATTGAGGATTTTATTGAATTAATATCAGAGGATTTTAATAATAACATACAATTGATATATAATGTTTTTGCTGGTTTGATTTTAAAATCAAATCCAGATGTAGACAAATCAATAAATTTGGATATAATTAGCAATACAAAAAATTCTGCAGGACTTTATTTGAGTTATACTATGGCTCGTTTAAATAGTGCTGGATGTGAGTTAAAAATAAGCGAAACATTTAATTCAAAAGACTTGGAATTTGCATATTTAAAATCTAAAATAAATTTGAGACCAAATTTTTTATTTGAAGCGTTAGTTAATCATTGCAAAGAAATAAACTTGCTTTATACAAGTCACATTATTAGAGATAGTGAAGATAACAAAAAAATGTTTGAAATATTATTATCTGATTTGGTTTATGGGTGTAAGAAGTTAGGGTTGTTTATAATAAACAAAGTATAATATGCCTCGTAGTATAAAAAAGGAATATCCAAAAATATTTGCTGATTGGCATCCAACTTTAAATGGTAAAATAAATCCAAGCGCAGTAAGGCGAATTTCTAGGAAGAAATATTGGTGGAAATGTCATAATAAAAAATGTGGATGTAATTGGAAAGCCACCATTAATGCCAGGATTCATCTTGGAGATGTATGCCCAGGATGTACAGAAAGAAAGAAAAAAAAGTTTACTCAAGACATTTTGGAAATTAAAAAAATATTTAAAGAAATAAAACAATTGCAACTGCAGGTTGACAAGTGTATTGATAATTTTATAGATGATGATTCTAGTAAAGCAAGTAAACAAAGAGACTCTGTAACAATAAGAAGAAAAATTGATGAGATTAATAAACTTGGTTTAAAATTTAGAAAAATTATTTTGAATTATAAGAAAAAGATGATTGTATATAATATTGAAAAAAAATTAAATAATAACAAAGATGAGCACTAGAATTATTTCAATGGATGACTTACCATTTAATTTGGATGAGCAAGAATCCGAACTTTTAATGAAAAAAATTCCAGATAACATTGCGGCCACTGGAAGACAATGGGGGTTTAATGACACTGTGTTTAGAGATAATCTCTTTAAATACATTGTTAAAGAAATTTTGCATTTTAAAGATGTTGATGAATATTATGAATCTGATGTCTTTAAAGAATATAACGAAAGTGGTAAACTACTTTCAAATTCAATTTTAATTGGAGAAACAAAGAGGTTTAGAATATTCTTTTCTCATTCATTTTATACAAAAGACTTTAATGAAACTCCTGAAGGAGTGGGAAATTTTGAACTAGTTGCTCCTAGTTTAGATATTGTAAAAAGCAATGCTTTTTTTGAGTTGTCCAAACTTATATTTAAAGATAAACTGGCTGTAAAAAAAATTGAAATAACTAATATTGAGGAGATTTAATTATGAATACTAAGCAGAAGATTCTAATGCGAATGAACAAAAAAAAGATAGATTTATATTTTGAACATTACAGAGAAATGAAAGAAAGTGAAACTCGATTGAAAGATGGGAATAGGGCAGATACAACTATTATAACCAAGAAAATGAGTAAAAAGATAAAGTTTCTTAGTAATATGAGTATTTATCCAAAAAGTATTCTTAATACTTTTTCCCCAAATAAAATAGACAATCGGTATTTTTGGAAAAAAGCAACAGATATGTTTTCTTTAGGAGCAATCTCTGGAGAGGATAATAAAGATAAAATAGAATTAAATGAGAAAATAATTGAAAATCTTCATAAACCTTGTGGGGCAATTAAAGAGCTTGATGATGTTTTTGAAAAAAATCAAAATGCAAAAATATTGGAAATTGGACCTGGCCATGGGTCATTAACTCAATATTTAGCATTAAATCATAATTTAAAAAATTATTATGCAATTGATATTCATCCTCTTTTTAAATTTAGAAGATTATACAAAACAGATGGAAAAAGTATTCCAAAAATTATTCCTAATGAATTAGACATTATCTATTCTATAAATGTTTTTCAGCATTTGACTCCAGAGCAAAGAATGAACTATTATAAACAAATAAAGAACAAATTAAAAGTTGGTGGAAAATTTATTTTTTCAATGTTCGTATTGTCAGAAAAAAATAAAAATATCATTATTAAAGATAAAGAAGGAAATTATGAAACTCTTTTTGGAGTTAGGGATAAATCTGGAAACTGCTATACTCAATATTTTGGACAATTTACGAGAATAAACAAACTTGAAGAAATTGAAAAAATATTTAAGGAACTTAATATGGATTTTAAAATAATACATTGTTATCTTAACAACTACACAATGATTGCAACAAAATTATAAATTTAATGTATAATGAAAAAAAATATTAAAATAACAATAATAATAAATTTAATTGGTGCTGCTATTACATTAACAGCAATTGTACTGGCTTGGGTACTTTATGGCTGGGAATTAGCATTAATTATATTTATGTCTTTATTAGGAAATAATTTAGAAAGACACAAAAAATAAATACAATGAGTAATAAAGAAAATAACAGTTGCAAACAAGTTCTAGTTGTTCGCAAGGATTTAAAAATGAGGCAGGGAAAAGCTATAGCTCAAGGCTCGCATGGGAGTTTGGGAGTTGTGCTTAATACAATGCGAATAAAACAAAAAGGAATTATATTCACTATAATTCGCTTTCTGTTTTGGATATTAAAAAAGTGTGGATATGGCACTTTGTTTTTTGCATACAAAAAAAATTCTCCCTGGGATAAATGGATTAATGGACGCTTTACAAAGATATGTGTTTATTGCAAAGATGAAAAGGAACTTCTGGAAATATATCAAAAAGCCAAAAGTGAAAATATGCCGACTGTTTTGATAACTGACGCTGGATTAACAGAATTCAATGGAGTTCCTACTAATACTTGCATAGCAATTGGTCCATATTGGGCTGAAGAAATTGATAAAATTACAGGAAATTTACCACTTCTATAAAAATATGAATAATAAAAGAAAAGAAGAAAACAAATTAAGAATAAACAATCAAATAAGAGTCCCACAAGTAAAACTTGTTGGAGATAATGTAAAAATGGATATCTATCCTATACAAGAAGCAATTAAGCTTGCTGATGAAATGGGACTAGATTTGGTGGAAATTAATGCATCTTTAACTCCTTGCATATGCAAGATTATGGATTATCAGAAATTTCTTTATGATAAAAGAAAAAATGATAAAAAACCAGATAAAATAGAAATAAAGGAACTAAGGTTCAGGCCGAAGACTGATGAACATGATTTTAATTTTAAAGTTAAACATGCTCAAAACTTTCTTTCTAAAGGAGACAGATTAAAAGTTGTAATCTTCTTTAAAGGAAGAGAAATGGCTTATCAAAATCAAGGGGCAGAGCTTTTAAAAAAATTAGTTGATGCATTAGAAAATTATGGGGTTCCAGAAGCTATTCCAAAAATGGAAGGAACAAAAATGCTAATGTTTTTTAAACCAAAGAAAAAATAATTTTTTTTGATATTGTTTTTTTTATTTGTATTTTTGTTTTATGAATGGATATGGCACCATGAATAAAAAATGAAACCAATAATTAAAATTAATATATATGAAAAAAATCTTTTATTATTATTTGCCAATTGCAATTTATTATGCAGTGTTTTTGTTTATTTTATCATCACTTTTTTTAATTAAACCCACTTCAGAAACTGCAGACGTTGTTATAAAGTATGAACCTAATTTCATTTCGTTTATAGTAAAATTTGTTTTATTACCATTACTAGGGATTTCATATTACAAATGCTTCTTCCATGACTTACTTTCTAAATTTAACAAATCTTTGCTTAAAAATATTATAGATGATAAAGAAATCTTGGAAATTGAAGAGAAAAGAATGCAAAAAATTTTGAATTTAATTACAGTAAGTTTATTACTAATGCTCTTAATGGTAGGAATTTTTATATTTTAAAAAATTATGGAAACAATATATATAACTTTACCAGATTATATTCCACAAACTTTAGTTAAAGAACTAGTTGAAACTAATATTAAACAAAATTCTAAATTCGAATGTACTGTACATTTTGACAAAAAATCAGGAGATGAAAATTTTTTCTCAATTAGCTCCAAATATGGTGCAGAATGTTTTTATTTAATTGGAATGCAAGTAAGTATTATGATTAATGTGTGGAATGAAAGAATAAAAACGAAGAAATATAATACAGTCAATGAAATAGAAGATAAGCATAAAGCTATGTATTCTCCTGTACTTGAAAGATTTGAAAAAAATGATACCTTGAATTTTAATTTTGAATATATTGAAATAGACAAGCATTATTTTGGATTTGATGAGGATGGGAAAATAACATATGATTCATCCAAGATGATGAATCGTCATCTTGGGTTTAAAGAAAGAATTAAGCCTTATGAAGTGGAATTTTGCAAGAGAAAAGACATAGAAAGATTTATATCAGACGGAAACATTATTTATTTGTTTAAAAATAAATATTGTAAGGATGGTTTGTGGCATCATTTTTCAATAGGAAGTTGTGTTGAATATAATTATAGAATAGTTTATTTAAAAAAATGAAAGAAATAACAATTGAAATTACCGATTATTGTCCCAACGAATGCTCTTATTGCAGTTCCAATGCTGGAATTAGAAAATAAATAGAAAATTATAGAAAGCACAGTTTTTTCACTGTGCTTTTTTCATTTTCCAGATAAGTTTCTGAAAAAGCAAAATCATTTGCTTTCCTGCGAACACTCATTTTCGCAGTGGAGAATGCTTTATATAATTCTTTCCACGTCTTGCATTCATAAATATTATCATATATCTTCTTGGAAAGAGATAATCTCTTCGCCAAACCATCGAC